CGGTGCATCATCGGCTACAGGCTACAAAGGTGCATCATCCGCTGGAGATAAAGACAGCGTGGCAGTGGCATGGGGATATCACGGAAAAGCAAAAGGCGTTATCGGTTCTTTTCTTGTATTAGCTGACTGGGAGGGTGATGAAGATAATTACTGGGTTCAAAATCTTTGGACATTAAAAGGTGCGAAAATGGTTCAAGTTGACGGTAAAATCATAAAAGAAAATACATGGTACACAATGGTTAATGGAGAAATTAAGGAAGTAGAAAGCGAGGAATAATTATGGCAGATACAAAACAGGCATTAGCAGAAAAAAAAGAATTTACAACATCATTAAGCCAGTGGTCGAATGAAATCACAGGACTTATTGCAAGAGATTATGAAGCGTGTGGGGTAAAATTTGATGATTACGCAAAAAAATGCGCAATGGAAGCTATGACAAGCATTTATACACTTGTTAAGAATGATGATAAGGCAGACATGAGGAGCATTGATACAAGCAACCTTAGACAGATTGTAGAGCAGTGTGCAAGCCTTAAACTGAATGCGAGCGCATATCCGAGAGAGTGTTACTTCCAGTTACGAAGCGTTAAGCAGGGAAATGAGTGGGTAAAGGTCGTTGAAATGGGTATTGAGGGAACAGGCTATGACTCATTACTTTCCAACTATGGAAAAGACGTTGACAAGGTTTATCCGTTCTGGGTCATAAAAGAAGGAGACGAATATATACCACCCAAGCATAAAGGTCTGGAAGTTACGCCCCCGAAATGGGAAGAAAAAGGATTGTCAAGTAAGGCTGTAAGAGTTGTATATCCTGTAAAACTGACAGACGGAACAGTAACATACCTTATGGCAGACAGAGACAGTGTTAAGGTCAACCTTTTAGCACACGTCAAGCAAAACATGATTAATGCCACGTTTGGTATCTGTGAGGATAGATACAAGGCAACTCCGAAGCAGAAAGAGGAAATCAAGGCTAAGAAAAATGAAATCTTAGATGCTTTAAGAGCGTGTGCGACAGTGGATGATATGTTGCAGTGTGAAGTAGCCAGACCGTATATCAGCGGTGCATGGCTTGATACGCCAGAAAGCATGATTCAGAGGAAGATGTGTAACAATGCAACACGTAAATATCCTAAGAATTATGACCCTATGGCAAGACAGGCGCAGATTGAAATGGACAAAGTTTATCAGTTGGCACAGGAAGATATCGCAGAGAACGCCAACACAGTAGACTTCCAAGAAGAAACAGAAGCAATTGACACAGATTCAACAGAGGTGGAAGAAACACCTAGTTTTATGGGGGAATAGGATATGAGATTAATTTCACAGGACGGAACGATTGATATTCCTTATGAGAATGTTATGTTAGAAGAATCATATGTTGGAATATATGGAGATGGATTAGCCAGACGGGGTATCGAAGCATACTTTGCTTTACAGGAGAGACATAAATGTATAGCACTTTATAGTTCGGAGGAAAAAGCAAAGAAAGCTATGGAAATGCTTAGAGAGACATATATTGGTATGCCTATCGTAATGCAGAATGTTGATGTTTCAGAAGATATGGCAAAGAAATTTGAAAGATTAAAGAAATGCGGTGTTGTGGTGCGAGCAGAAGATCAACCGTCAAAAGTAGAATACATTAACAATGCTGTCTTTCAGTTTCCACAGGATGAAGAAATAGAGGTGTAAATATGAAACAAAATCCAATAATATGTGCGTGCGAATTGTGCGGAAAACCACAGAAAAAAGATGAATCACGTTCTAATGAGAATTGGAATGTTTACGACACAAAAGCTGTCTGTGAGTGTGGTGGAAAATTCAAAATAATGTTAAGAGAAGACGCGGAGAAATTAAGGAATGAAACTTAAATGTATAGCCACAGGAAGTACAGGCAATTGCTACACCTTAACTTCCAACAGCGGAGAAACACTTATCCTTGATTGTGGAATACCGATTAAGGAGATTAAGAAAGGTTTGAATTGGAACATAAGGGGGATATCGGGAGTGATTATAAGTCACTCCCATGGTTAGGCGACCACAGCAAAAGCGCAGACTTAATAGAGAAAATGGGAATCCCAGTATGGAAACCATATGAAGAAGAAAATCCGAAGATGCGGAAATACGGTAGTTTCACAATCCAGTGTTTCCAGTTGCCACATAACGGAACTACCAATTACGGATTTTACATCAAGGTAGACGGACAGAAGCTATTATACATGACCGACATGGAGTATTGTCCTTACAGTTTTAGGAAACAGGCGGTAGATCACATGTTGATTGAGTGCAACTACATAGCGGATATGGTGGACAGGGATATCCCCAATTACGAACACAAGATTCTAGGGCATTGCGAACTGGAAACTTGCAAAGGGATTGTAGAAACTAATAAGTCAGATGCATTGCAGAACGTCATATTATGCCACACAGCGAAAGAAACTTGTGATAAGGATAGAATTATTGCAGAGATTCGTAAAATCGTTCCTAGCGCAAATGTGAGTGTTGCACAGGTCGGTATGGAATGGGAACTTAGAAATGCGGATGAATGTCCGTTTTAGGAGAAAGTGAGGGATTAAATCAATGAAATTGTATTTTTATACACTGAAAGAACCATATAATGGTAAACTATTTATTCAGTTTGAAGAGTGTGAAGCTGACGAGAAGCCCAAGACTTATTTGCTGCATGTACGCCCTAGAGATTTTTATTGTAGAAAAATAAGTAAAGAATATATTGGTAAACAAATGGAGAACACTGTTATATTGCTTGAAAAAGATGATTTTCTTGCTAGAAGTATTTTCACTGAAACAATTAATAAAAAAATATCTGATGTAGAAAAACAGGTGAAATGGTTAAGAGAACAGTTAGAAGCAGTAGAGAAAGGAGACATACAATGAACAGTGTAGATATATCAGGAAGAATGACAAGAGAGCCAGAAGTAAGGTATGCGGCAGATAAGCCATTTGCAAAATTCTGCCTTGCAGTAAATCGCAGATTCAAACAGGACGGACAGGCAAATGCAGATTTTATCAACTGTACAGCATTTGGAAAAATGGCTGAATTTGTGGAAAAGTACGGAAGAAAAGGCGTAAAGTTTGAAGTTCATGGCAGATGGCAGACTGGAAGCTATAAGAACAAAGACGGTAACACTGTTTATACAAACGACTGTATGGTTGAATCAATCGAGTTTGCAGAAAGTAAGAGCAGCAGCATTGAACAGGAAAACGGAAGTGCAGTTCCAAGTGGGGATGGGTTTATGAATATACCAGACGGAATAGATGAAGAATTACCATTTAACTAAAAGGGAGCGTGATTTATCTTGCAGAATCCAAGACAGAGATATGCAATAGAATCAAAGAACCGTAAACGGTTACTGGAAGTAAACCCTGGCCTTACGGATGAAAGCGGTATCTATTTTCTGACAAGAACTGATGAAAACGGCTTTCGATATGCTTATATCGGGCAGGCAGTACATATTTTGCAGAGATTAGCAGGACACCTTGTAGGGTATCAGCATATAGATTTATCACTCAAAAAACATGGACTATATTCGATTGAAAATCCTTACGGTTGGAAGATAGGATTTATGCATTTTCCAGTTAACCAGTTGGACGAGAAAGAGCAGTATTACATCAAAATGTACGCTGACAATGGTTATCAGCTTAGAAACAAAACTTCTGGTAGCCAGGGAGAGGGAAAAGCGCAGATTGATGAGTACCGACCGCAAAAAGGCTATCGTGACGGAATCAAGCAGGGCAGAAAGAACCTTGCAAGGGAATTATCCAGTATTGCAGATAAGCACCTTACGATATCTGTCAGAGCTGATAAGCAGGGTAATAAGGTATCGGAAAAGCAGTTTGAGAAATTTAAGGAATTGTTGAAAGAGGGTGAAAGCGATGGAGATTGAAACTATTGATATTGAAGTTCAGGATTATGTCAAGAAGCTCGTGAACGTAGTTGCTAAGACAATGGTTGATTCATTTGAAAATCTGACTATTGAAGATGTAAATATGTTTAAGTTGGGCTATAACAAGGCTGTTGATGACACTATAAAAGCTATCAAGGAAGAATATGCTTTCACAATCTTAGAAGAAGAAAAGATTGACGAGATAGCAAAACGGTTAAAGGAGTGTTGACAAAAATGGACATTCTTAACGAAATTATTTCTCTTTTGAAGAGAAATTTTCCAGAACGTATACAGATGTTTAGCAATAGAGGCATTTCTCATGATGAAAAACTCACGATCTATCAAAAAGATGGAGTTATTGTAGATTGGTGTCCTTATTATGAATACGTAGAAATTTTAGGATTACCAAAAAAGAGATTTTGAAATAATAGAAAGAGAATGTGGAGACAACGAATAGGAAAAGGAGCGTTGAAAATGTACAATAAATTTCAACAGGTTTACGACTACTACGGTAGAGTATTCAGAAAAATTCAATTAGACACAGGAACACCACCAAAAAAATACGGTCAGATGCTTTCTTACAAGAAAGGAAAAGGTAAAAAGCATGGAAGATAGATATCTGCATAAGGGGAAAAAATCCGAAGCGAGGTTAAGAGAATTGAGAGGTGGAGAAAATGGATAAATTTCTTAAAAGCGTAAGCGAACGTGACTTTGATAGAAGAATATCGGAAGTTGTTGAAATGCTTGAGGAAAAACAGCTCTACGGAACTATCAGTTTGATAAAAGATTTGAAATATTACCTTGACTTAGCCACAAAGGAAAAGGCACACGACTGTAACTGCCAGCGCAACAGCAATTCAAGAGATAATGAGCCTTGTTGCGAATGTGATAGCAAACAAACCAATGCCGACAGGATAAGGAACATGTCGGATGAAGAGTTGCTTGATTTTATATGTTCAATAGAAACTTATGAAGAGGGTAGCGTTAAGACTATTAGGAACGGCATTGCAATGTGTTCGGTAACAGAAATAGAGAAATGGCTTCAATCAGAAGCAGAATAGGAGAAAATATGAAATACATAAGCAATGCAAAATATGGAGAGCCAGTTGAAACAGGAACTATCTACAGAGGTGACAACAAAAGATTATATATATGTGTTCACACACTATGCGGTTGCGGGGAAACATTATACATGAATTGTCAAACACTAGGTATTGTGGATAGAAAATTAAACAGTACATCTGTAATAGCTGCGATAAATGAAGCGCAATCATTAGTGAAGCGTGAGTTTGATTTACTTAGCAATGAACTTAATACCATATTGAATAGCAAGATAGAAATATCAAGGTATTAGAGTAGGAGAGAATATGGAAGACAGATATCTGTATAAAGCTAAGACAACTCCAAAAGAAAAAGGAGAATTTAACAATGTTTGGGTTACTGGAAATCTTATTGTTTCCAATGGAAAGTATTACATACATCCTGTGGGCAATGTTGTAAATGTTAAGAATGAGATTGGAAGAATAATTGTGATGCACGAAGTAATTCCAGATACAATATGCCGATGTACAGGCTTGAAAGACAGGAACGGCAATCTGATTTGGGAGAATGATATTGTCAATACTCAATGCGGAAAAGCTATTGTTGTTTGGGATAAGGCAGAATGGAGAATTAAGTGGATTAAAGATGCTATATGGCGAAAGGATTTACATTTTTGGACTAATGAAGATGATTGGAAATGTGAGGTTATCGGCAACATATTTGATTCCGAACTTTTGCAATAATTAAGACAAAGAACTTGAAGTAAGGAAGTGATTAGTACGGCAGAGCGAAGAATGTTCACAAAGAAGATAACAGAAAGTGATGCGTTTCTGGAAATGCCAAGTAGTACGCAGATGTTATACTTTCACTTTTGCATGAATGCGGATGATGACGGATTTGTGAACAACCCGAAGAAGATTCAACGGATGTGCGGTGCTTCTGATGATGATTTTAGGCTGTTGATTGCGAAGTCATTTGTACTGACATTCGACAGCGGAATAATCGTGATAAAACACTGGAAGATGCATAACTACATACAATCTGACCGATACGTGCCGACTGATTACACAGATGAAAAATCCATGTTGGGATTGAAAAAGAATAAGGCATACACGTTTGATGAATCTAAAATGGTTACAAGGTGCATACAGGATTCCAAGAAGAAAGAGAAAAAGACTGCTTATAACAGGAACAGATTTAATTGTAAAGAACAGAACAATTACGATTATGGCAAGATAGAGGAAGGCTTGGGAATAACATGAATCTGAATGATTTACCTGTTGGTACACCAATAGACTGCGATAAGAACGGAAAAATCGGTCAGAAAGAGAGGTAAGAATGAGACGAACAAATCTTAGCGTTTATGGATTTATTGAAAGTTGGTGATGCTAATGGGTGTAATCGCAGACAAATTAAGAGATTTGCAGAAAGCATACAAAGAAAATGACTATGCGGAATACGAACAAATACTTGATTTTGCCATTGAAATTGCAGAGACAGAAGAAAATAAATTCTGTGAATGGAAGATTGTTGATACACCACATGGAATGCCTATTTACAATACAGGCTGTGGAAAAATAAGGCTTAGTTGTGCGACAGGCATTGATATTTACTGCAATGCTTGTGGCAGAAAAATAAAGATTGTTAATGATAAGAAAGCGAGTGATTCAGAGTGAGTGACAATGCAAAGATAGTAATGGCACAGGCTTTAATGATGAGAATTAAAGATTATGCAGAAAGAGCCTTGGATAAAAAAGATGTAACACTTGATATGGCTATGGTTGAAATACGCGATACAGTTGACGCTTATGACGAGTATTTTCATACAGGAAGAAAACCACGGTAACTAACTAAAAATCAAAGAAAGGAATAGGTTGTGCGCACATAAAACCGAGGTTTCCTTTTGGTAGATTTAGAATGAAAGTCCATTGTTTATTTGAACAGTCAGGAACATTCAAGAACGCTTTCAAGAAGTATGCAAGAGTCGGAAATGTAGACAAGGTAACAGGTATCATTAATGCGCTTAGACTGGCGGGACATGAAGATGCGGCGGCGTATTTGGAGAGTAAGAAAGAGGTGTGAGAATATGGGAAACAAACATACTATGAACGATCTATACCAAATGCAGTCACTTCCGCTTTCTGCAAAAATAAGAATGACTGCACGTAGGATAAATGAATGGGTTAATGAATTTGGCGAAGATGGAGTGTATCTGTCATTTAGTGGTGGCAAAGACAGCACAGTTTTAGGACACATAATCAGAGAAGTTTGCGGATATAAAAATATTCCTTTTGTATTCGTAGATGTTCCGACACAATATCCAGAGTTAAAGGAATTTACACAGACATTTGATAATCTTGTAATTTTAAAACCTAAGATTTCATTTGCACAGGTTTGTGAACAGTATGGATTCCCGATGATTAGCAAGGTAGTGTCAAATTGTGTAAGCGGTGCGAGAAAATATGTTAAATACCTTGACAGTCAAAAATCTAACAACGCAATCTTAACAGACAGACAATTCCATATGCTTGCTATGTCAGACCCGTTAGGAATAGAAAGGAGAATAAACAAGAAGAACGAACAGCACAAGAACTTGCAGATCGGAGTTATCCCTAGCGGTTCAGAATACAGGTTACGCAGACTGAATGGAGAACTGAAAGATAGTAAAGGCAATTATAGTCAGTTTAATCAAGAAAAATATAAATTCTTTCTTGACGCACCTTTTGAGATAAGCGACTTGTGCTGTGACATTATGAAGAAAAAGCCTGTGCACGATTACGAAAAGAAAACGGGAAGAAAGCCTATTATAGCAACTATGGCGAGTGAAAGCGTTATACGTACACAAAAATGGCTACAGGACGGCTGTAATGCTTTTAATGTAACAAAACCACATAGCAATCCTATGTCATTTTGGACGGAACAAGATGTATTACTTTACATCAAAGAAAACAATCTGCCGATATGTTCAGTTTATGGCGAAGTAGTCACAGATTATGAAGCTGTGGGGCAATGTGAAAATCAAATGTCATTTGCGGATTTTGGTATTTTTGATAAGGAAAGACCATTGCTGAAAACAACAGGATGCCAAAGAACAGGCTGTGTACTGTGCGGATTCGGTTGCCATTTGGAAAAAGAAAGCAGATTTTTAAGGCTGAAAGAAACACACCCTAAATTCCATAATCTGCTATATATTTTGAAAAACAATGGCGTGACATACGCAGAAGCTATTGACTGGGTAAACGAACATGGTGGTTTTAACATTAAATATTAAGGAGCGTGAGTGAATGACGGAGAATGAAGCAATCGAGAGATTGAAGTGCATGAGATTATTTATGAAGTTGGAGGATAAAGAAAATAAATCCAAATTTCTTGACAGTGATTATGAAGCAAACCACATGGCAATAAAGGCACTTAAAAAGCAGATACCGAAGAAAGTTAGGTATGAAGATGTTGGCTATGAACAGTATGGCAATGTCAATGTATATGCTTGCATATGTCCATCGTGTGACTTAGAAATAATTAAATTCGATGACAATGATGTTTCTGAAAAATGCGAAAGTGATGATGTAGAAAAAATGTTTCACAGCAGTATGGCGCATCATGCTTATGTTGGATTGAATAATTATTGTAACAGATGCGGTCAAAAATTGGACTGGTCAGAAGAAAGCGAGGAAAACAATGAAACTGATTGATGCAGATGCACTAAAGAAAGATTTAAAATCGGTTACTTTAAGCAATGGAACTTTAGTAAATACAAATGCAGTATTGTATTTACTAGAAGAATATCCGACGGCTTATGATGTGGATAAGGTTGTGGAACAGTTGGAAGAACTAAAAAGAAGATATGATATCGAGGAATTTGGGATTAGAGGAGTTATTTGTAAAGCAATCGAGATTGTGAAAGGCGGTGGAATGAATGACAGAGAATGAAGCAATCAAGGCAATAAAAGATAACAAGCCTACAAGCGGTTATTATATTTTGAACGAAGCATTAGATATGGCAATACAGGCACTTGAAACAGTACAGAAATACAAAGACCTTGAATCTGAACTATCTAAACGCAATCTGACAATTGACCATATCAGAGAATACATGGAATTTGAGGACGAATGTGTGGAACAGGAATTTACTTTTAAATCTCTGTTGGAAGCAAGAGAGAATCAGAATAGAAAGAAGCCAATTTTAAGTATGTATGAAAAAGGTTGTATGGCTATTGATTATTCAGATGGGCATGGAGAAATAAAACAGACTGAAAGTAATTTCTGGCGTTGTCCTAAATGCAAATCAGTTGTGGGAGAAAGAATTATTGTACATGGCAGGATTCACGACCAGCGGAAAAAGAAATATTGTGAAAATTGCGGTCAGAGAATCGACTGGGAGGGAATTAAAAATGAGTGATGCATGGAAAACTGTACTTACAGTGATTGTTCTGATTGTTGGTATGGTGATTGAAAGTAGATGTGATAGTGAATATTGAAGAATAAATAAGGATTTAGGAGGCGAAGTATGAAGTATGTTCATTGGCTCAAGATAAGCGGATATACGGATTGCAAAGAAACCGCTAGACAATTTCAGGAGATAGAAAACTACCTTAAGTCTTATTCAAAAGCAAGCGCACTATTATATCAATACGATAGTGGTTCTTTTAATTGGGTTGTAAGACTTGAGTGCGGTCAATGCTATAATGATTTGGATTTGAATGTAAATAGTTTCTCCACGGAATTACAGAGATTGAATAGAAAACCAGGGAATATAGGGAGAGAACGAGATTTTAAATTTCCAGAACATTATAGAAAATATTTGTAGATTCGAATGATTCTACAAATTTAGCGAGGTGAAAAAATATGGATAAAGAGTGTAGTTCAGATAATTGTGATAAATGCTTTAAATGTAGAAAATACTATTCATCTCATTCTCCGCATTATGAAAGCTATTATAAACGAGAAGTAATCAATATTACTTGTTGTTATGGCGAAGCAGGTACTTATGACGCTGAAACAAGACAACGATTAAGCACTATTTAAGTAACTGAAATTTACTTCCCGACATTAATATCGGGAACATAGGAGGAAACATGGAAGAAAGATATTTATTCAAGGCGAAGAGAATTGATAATGGAGAATGCTTTTAGGAGGATACCTATATGGAAAAATACATACAGATCAAAAAGCTAAGCTAAGTGGCAGAGAATGAAACAATCTGCGCTTTCTATCCGCATCCTGTGAAAAACGTTTCAGGGAAAAGAAACGAAGAAAGAATGATAAAGGCAGAAAAAGATGCGAAAGAGGGAAAGTGCAAATTATATGTTTGGAGATCTGTTGCAGAGCGGTCACCCCAGTATGGACAAGCAAGGATTCAGGAGGAAATAGAAATGCGGAAATGTAATTGGAATGATAGAGGAATACAGAAATTTGGTTATTTTCATCAGTTTGGTCTTAATTGTGCGAGTGACGCAGAAGGCTGCGGCGTTCAATGGACGGAAGCAATTGTTGAGGATAAGTACGGCAATATAAATAATGTGCCGCCATCATCAATACAATTCGTTCCAAATGATTTTATAAATAAAGACTACGAAGAGCATAAAGAAAACTTTGGATTCTAAACAGAAATAAAAATTTAGGATGAAAATATGACTGAAATAGAAAGATTGGATAAAGAAATTCATGAACAAAGAGAAGAAAATTTTGGGCTGTATTCTATATTTCAATATAGACTTCAAGAAGAAGTGATGCAGCCACTCATAAAGGAATGGCGAGATGGGAGCAATCATTTGAAACAACTAATTGCAAAGAGAAATATGCTTATACAAAGCAAGGAACCATCTTTTGCCAATGAAAAAAAGACCTTTGTAAATGGATATGGTGAAGCAACAAAACGAGAAATCACATCATCAACATATACTAGGGCTGAAAAAAGATTGTCAAAGCAAATAATGAATTTTGTGAGCTAAACTAAGGATTTAAGGAGAATTGAAATTATGGAGAATGTAACAGGAGCATATGCCCTATATGAATTTTTAAAAGAATTGGTAGAAAGTGGCAAACTGAAAGAGAACAATGATAATTCAGAAGTTTACTTTATTGATGAAGATAGCTTTGCTCATGGTATAACAGATTATTCGTTTGATGATAATCAAAGTTTGATTCTTTGGTAAACTAAGATTAAAGTTTAGTGGAGGTACAAGATGAAAGAATTTCCGATTATGAAGAATAAGGGTAAGGAATATATTCCTTACGATGTTATTAAACCGCATGAGGAACAGGCATTAAAAAACCACTGCGGACAGACATTAGACAGGTTGGCAGAAAGAGGAGGTCTGTCTTGGGCGGAAGCGTATGCGGTTTTAACAGATAGTAAATTTCCTAGTATAAAAGAGTATATTTCAGAAGAATTTTATGAGAAAAAAGTCAAAGAGATTGTATCAAATACAGAGTTAAACTAAGTATTTTATGAATAATCAGATAACGCTTGAAGAAATAGGAATGATATTGCCAACATCAGAACAACTCAAAAAAGATTTCAGTACCGCCGTAATGCCGTGCTTTGACTGCATATGCAACCATTGCGCAAACTGTACAGAATGTTGGGATAAATGTACCGGAGAAATGGTCGAGCCGTGCTATGTGTGCGAGGACTGCAGGAATTATGACGGACGGGGCAGGGATTTATGGCGATGCGAATGTGATCGGTATAAAATCACGAATCAATATGCGAAGAGAAAAAGAGAAAAGATTCGGATTGTGAGGTGAAAAGATGTGTACAATGGAATGGAAAGAAGTTAATCCAGAACAGAATAAGGATTTAGGAGGTAGAGATGAGTAAACGACCGGAAATTACAAAGGAACTATCCATGTCATTGGAAAAATACATAAATCCTAAAAATGACACAAGAATTTATATGGCTAAAGAAGTCACATTTGATTATGCCACAGGACATGCAATAAGAGTGGACTATATGAAATTTAAGCCTGTTAATAACACAGTTTCCGGAATTGAAAAAGGGGATTTCTATTGTTATGAAGTAAAATCTTCTATTGAAGACTTCAATTCAGGACACGGCTTGAACTTTATAGGCGATTACAATTATCTTGTGATGCCAGAAGAAGTTTATACGGCGGTTTCAAATAAAATCCCTTACTTTGTAGGGGTACTTGTCCCAACAGAAAGCAGTTGGCGTAATAACTGGAGAGAATTGACAGTAATTAAGAAGGCAAAACGCAGAGACAGAGAAAAACCATTATCGGAAATGCTTTTTATGATGTTCCGTTCTGCGTCGAGAGACAGATATAAAGTATCTTAAACTGAGATTTAGGAGATAATTTTATGGAATCAGAAAAACAGGATATTAATAGCAAGAAGTGTGGTAAATACATTCTGACATAGCATAGAGGTCAGGACGGAAAAATACGTTGCATTAAAGGCAGTTATCAAAATGGCGTTTATTATGGTATTGAGGATGCATTTTACTGTAATGAATGTGCAAAAAGTAAATAGGAGAGGAGTGAACTAATAAGTGCGTTTTTCACAGCTTACAAGACCAGAACTTGAAAGCATCATTGAAAACGCAAATTTTACAGAAGAAGAGCTGGTAGTGTTTAAAATGCTGACAAAAGGAAAGACTATTACAGAAATAGCACAAAAGACAAATGCGTGTAATCGCACAGTTAGCCGAAGAATTGAAAAAATAAAATCAAAAATAAATAGAATCGGAGGTTTGACTATATGACAGTTGTGCTTACACAGAATGGGAAAGAAATTAATCCAGAAGATGTAGTTTTGCCGTCAGAGGTTTTGAAACTGATTGCGGAGCTGATTAATTGACGAAAAATTGATAATAGTGTAGAATGCGTCATGTAGTAAATATGGCGCATTCTTTTATGTCTGATGGAGGAATAAGGATGGAATGTGTCGCATATATGCGTGTTTCTACAGAGAAACAGGCAGAAGAGGGAAACGGATTAGACAGCCAAAGGAGAGATATTGAAAACTATTGCAGAAAAAATGAACTGGTAATTACAGATTGGTACATTGATGATGGTTACACAGGCGCAAATATGGACAGACCAGAATTGCAACGGCTTGTATCAGACTGTGATCGTAAGCGTGTAGGCTATGTTGTTGCTTTCAAACTGGATAGAATATCACGTAGCATGGTAGACGGCATTTATCTAATTGAAAGAGTATTCCTTAAAAATAATGTGGAGTTTAAGTGTGTACATGACAGTATCAGCTATGATAATCCAATGGAGCAGGCTTATACACAGATGATGGCGGTATTTGCACAACTGGACAAGAATACAATGCTATTGCGTATGCGTGGTGGAATGTTAGAACGTGTCAAACAAGGCTACTGGATGGGCGGTGGGAATCTTCCATACTGCTATACATACAGCAAAGATACAGGAACACTTATACCAATTCCAGAACGCAAGGAACAGGCAAACAAGGCAATGGACTTGTTTTTACAGGGATATTCGGATGTAAAAATCCGTGATATGTTAGGATTTAAAAGCGAATTTGTTGTGAAACAGGTACTTACAAGCCCTGTAAACATTGGAATGATACCGTATAAGGGGAATATCTATCAGGGATTGCATGAACCTATATTTAATAAGGAAATGTTTGAAAAAGCCCAACAATTCAGAGCAATAAGGAAAAACAAAAGGGCAAGTTGCCACAACATTCAAACTAACTTATTGACAGGTTTATGCTATTGTGGAATCTGTGGATGCGCTATGAGATATCAGAAATGGACGCATGGAAAGCATAAGATTTACTGTTGTTCCAGGAACAAGGACTTGCATTATCTTCCTAACCACAATCCAAACTGTAATAACACCTTGGAATGGGCTTCGGATATTGAAAAAGCTGTAGAGGACGAAATACTTTTAATATCTGCTAATATATCAGAATATAAGCCAAGAGTAAAAGAATCTAAATTGGAAATATTGCAAGGACAATTAGAAAAAGAGCAGACTAAGCGTAAAAGGTTATATAACCTGTATGCAGAGGGCAATGATGATGTTATCAGCATGATTAAAGAAATTGAGAAAGTAATAGAAGATATCCGTAAGCAGATTAAAGAAGAATCCGCAATAGAAACAAATAAAACTAGACAAAATGTATTTAAGAACATAAAAAATCTTGCCGACATTTGGGAAGATATCGACAAGAAGCAGAAAAACACCTTACTAAAGAGTATAATTGAAAAAATAGTAATTAGCAATGGAAATATTGAAATAAGATTGAAAGATTTTTAGCACTACTATAATGCTATCCTATGGTATATATTTACTGCTAATATAGGTATATTAATTTAGCAGTAAAATAGTACCATACCCATGGCATGTGGTTAGTGCTAATGCGCATATTTACTACACTTTTGAGTCACTATAATGGCATTTATTTGTCACTTATAGTGGCTTTTTTTATTTTATGCTTATTACAAAGGGAGGAATAACCCATGAATATTGAAACGGACGAAATCATAGAAAAGTTATGTGCTAGGGAAGATGTACAGGCGATACCGACAATCTACCAAGTAGCCATGACTCATGCGATACAGGAAGTATTAAAAGATGTTAATGAGAATATGCAATCAGCAAAAAGAGATTACTAAATACCTATCTTATGATGATACGAACATATTATATGAGACTGAAAAGTTGAAAAAGGAGAACCAATATGCAACCGTATGTGAATCCATATTACCTACAGCAGAACCAGCAGGGATATCCGCAGTATTATAACCCACTGGCACAGGTGCAAAACAGAGCAATAGATTATCAGCAGAACATGCCAAATACATACCAGCAGAATCAGATTGTGCAGGGAATTAACGGGAAAATAATTGCGGAGATGAGTCAGATAACAGCAAATGATGTGCCTATGGACGGTAGTGTTGCATTTTTCCCAAAGCAGGACCTGTCAGAAGTGTACGCCAAGAGTTGGAATGCAGACGGTACAATCCGCACAGTTACTTACAAGCCTGTTTTGGATAATGAACCTAAGAATGTACCGACCGATACAGAAAAATTGAAATGCGATCTATCAGATGAAGCAACACAGGGAATTATGGATAAATTCGAGGAAATATCTGACAGGCTAGGTCAATTAGAAAAATCTTTGCAATCTCAAAGAAAAACTTCACAGTCACAGAGAAAGGATGATTAAGTATGTTTAATCCTATGCAGTTAATGCAAATGATGAAAAGTGGAAACCAACAGCAGATGGTACAACAGCTTATGGGGAACAGCCAGTTAATGCAGAATCCAATAGCCAAGAATGCTATGCAGATGGCACAGAACGGAGACACTAAGGGCATTGAGCAGATGGCTAGGAATTTGTGCAAAGAAAAGGGATTGAATCCCGATGAAGCAATGAACCAAATTAAAAAACAGTTTAATTTATAAAAGCTAATTCTTGCAAGATTAGAAATAAATTTAATGGAGGTAAAAAGTATGTTTTCAAACAATTGTGCATCCGTTCCGCTTGTGGCGAACATTGACGGAAACGGAAATGGCAACGGTAACTGGGCTGACGGTGGATGGCTTTGGTTTATAGTTGTAATTTTTGCAATTTTCGGTGGATGGGGCGGCGGCTTCGGTGGCTGGGGAAATGGCAATAATGGTGGAGCGACACCATACTCAACAAGTGCAGTTACACAGGCTGACTTACAGAGAGGATTTGATAATCAGGCGGTTGTGTCAAAACTTGATGGCATTACAAACGGACTTTGTGACGGATTTTATGCAGTGCAAACCGGCATGAATGGCATCAACACAAACATTTTACAGACCGGCTACGGCATCCAGCAGGCGATCAACGCTGATACGGTTGCTAATATGCAGAATACAAATGCTTTGCAGGCACAGCTTGCTAACTGTTGCTGTGAAACCCGTGAAGCTATTCAGGGAATTAATTACAATTTAGCAACTAACACCTGTGCTTTACAGAACACCATGAACAGCAATACAAGAGACATTATCGACAGCCAGCAGGCAGGAACAAGAGCAATTCTTGACTTCTTGACCAATGACAAGATTGCAACCTTACAGGCAGAGAATAACGATTTGAGAAGAGCTGCTTCACAGGATAGGCAGAACGCACTTCTGACTTCAGCTATGAGCGCACAGACAAACCAGATTATTGACGCTGTAAGACCGACACCTGTACCAGCATTCCCTGCATCTAACCTCTACGGTTATGCATATAACGGATGTGGATGCAACACAGGCTGTGGATGCTAACAACAGAATATCGGTAACTTAATCAAAGATTATGTCTGCGTATAGCAGTGTTACAGGAAACTAAAGGGCAGGCAGTATAGTCTGCCCTTTTCAATTTTATGGAGGTAAATTTATGGAAATTACAGCAATTGCATTACAGACGGTAGAAGCTGGACAGGATGTAGCTTTCACAGAAACAGCGGTAAACGGTACAAATTGCATTGTCCATAGACAGGGCAGTGGAATCATTAAATTAAGGGGAATCACAAACCAGTGCAGGGCAAGATATCTTGTGGGATATTCTGGGAATATACAGATACCTACAGGCGGTACAGTGGATGCCATATCACTTGCTATTTCTGTAGACGGAGAACCATTGCAGTCAACAAGAATGATAGTTACCCCTGCGGCTGTCGAGAACCTTTTCAACGTCAGCGCACAGGCATACATTGATGTTCCAAGGGGATGCTGTATCACAGTATCTGTTGAAAATACGTCTGCACAGACAATACAGGTGCAGAACAGCAACTTAATTGCAACAAGGGAAGCATAAGGGGGCGTATATTATGGATATCAAAAGAATGCATGATATGATCGAAAAACTGTCTGAATGTGCAAAGTCTGAATTTGACAAAGGCATTGAGAGTGTGAATACGGATGAAATGGGAAAAGTAACAGATATGCTTAAAGACCTTGCGGAAGCCATGTATTACCGTACATTGACAAACATCATGGAAGAATATGACATAGAAGATGTACAGGGAATGCTTGACCGCAGATTTTATGACGATTACCGTTATAAGACTACTGGCAGATATGCACCTAAAGGCAGAGGTAGTTACGTTGGCAGACGTGGCTATGAAGAACCGCCATATATGCACATGATGAACATGGAAGATTTACAAGACTGGGATTCCATGTCTGAACGTGAGCGTATGCGTGACCTTGACAGGGCATCAAGAGGACGTATGTACTATACCGAGACAGAACCCATGCGTAAAGACGGTGGCATGAGAGACAGCAGAGAGGGCAAAGCTGGCATGATGCGTAAAGGCTACATGGAAACAAAGGAAATGCACAAGGGAACTACACCACAGGACAAAGAAGCCAATATGCACAGTCTGGAAGAATATCTGAAAGAACTGTCAGAGGATTTAACTGGTCTTTTGTCTGAAATGACACCGGAAGAACGTCAAATGGCAAAGACAAAGATTACCACACTTGCGGCTAAGATGTAAAGGCAAAGGCTAGGGCGAATAACTCTAGCCTTTTTTTAGATAGAACCTTGAAAATAAAATAATGGCTAAAAACTTTTGAAATAGTACTTGACTTATCGTGCGTACTATTATATATTAAATGTGCGTATAGAAAGTGAGGTGCATAAAATGTCTCCACGCACAGGAAGACCTAAATCTGACAATCCAATGAATGATAGAATTTATGTAAGGGTAACAAGGGAAGAAAAAAAAGAAATAATGGATTTTTCATCTAAAAATGGTTATACCATACTAGAATTAATCAGAATTGGAATTGAGAAGATAAAAAATCAAAAAAAATAGAGTATTGCGACCGCTACCAACGAAAACAACACTCTATAAACCGAGATATCTCTCATGTGAAATATTCTATCACATAAGGGAATCTCACACAAGTATTATTTTGAAAGTGAGGTTTTAATAATGGACAAATTTTTAGAAATCGTTTATGAAGGACAGTTTGAAGAAAGAAAAATGACAGACAAGTATATGGAATTTTTTAAGCCTACTCTTGATAAGCTAAAAGGAATTTTAAGCCATGAACTTTACGAGACAATAGAGCAAGAGTTTATTGACAATGCTGTTGATTCTAACAGATTTTATGCGGTTGAAGGTATGAAACTGGCTATTGGCATAATGGACGGAACTTATATTCCATTTGTTTAATGGGGGCGCATTTATGAATAAAGAAATCACAGTTAGCAACGAAGAATACACAATATCTACTTTAGATATTGCAGATATGATGGGAATGCAACATAAAAACCTTTTAAGAAAATTAGAGGGGAGAACAGAAAAAGGGAAACACATTAAGGGATATATAGAAATTTTAGACGAGCACCAAATGGAGCCGGTTGAATTTTTCATTAAAAATTCTTATGTTGATGACAAAGGAGAGACAAGACCTTGTTACGGAGTAACTAAGATGGGCTGTGAATTTTTAGCAAACAAATTTACAGGAGAAAAAGGAGTTTTGTTCACAGCAAAATACATTAAGCGTTTCCACGAAATGGAAGATGCTTTAAAGCAAGTACAGCAGGAGCAGAACAACACACTTGGAAAAATCCCAGAAAATCTGCTACTTGAAAGGGAAACTGATTGGTACTCCACCAGAAAATCAAAGATTAATTATGTCAGAGATAAGTTTGACATGACAAAAAGAGAGTATATGCACCATATATTAGAGGGCATTAATGAGTATTACAATTTTGACAGCGCAAGGAAAAAGTTTATAGCATTGAATGATAGGTTACCGTGGAGTAATTCAGAAGTTATATCTTATTTCCCGCAACTAAGAAAAATGGCTGATGAAATACTCTACAATGATATGAAATGTTGCCTTGATGAAGAATAATAGCAATAAAGCCACTAGCCGCACAGGTTGGTGGCTTTTTGGATAGGAGTTGATTTTATGTATTTTACAGTAAACGGTCAGACATGGAAATTAGCTTTTGTTCCTGCCAATAGCCAAGACTTACAGCGCAGTGACGGAACGTACACATTTGGTGTTACAGACAACAACACTAAGACAGTATCAATCGCAAGTGGTATGTCTGCATACATGACAGAACGTGTAATCTGCCATGAACTAACTCATGTCATGTGCTTTTCGCATGATGTGTCTATACCTATAGATTTAGAAGAACGATTGTGTAATTTCATGGCTGATTATGGAAAAGAGATAATATATCTCTTAGATGATTTGCTGGCAAAGTTGCGTACTAATGCAATTTGAGATTGATTTTTGCAAAGAAATTTCAAATTTCCGCAGAAAAATGTTGAAAAAAGATGTGTACCTAAAAATCTCTATGAGAAAAAAATATTCTGAAACAAATTTGACCGCCCCTAGGTGCTTTTCTGACTGGTATTTTCAGAACGGTTTTGAAGCAAAATTTTTTTCGGATTTTCCACAACATTCGGAAAAAAATTGATGCCCCCCTGGGGTGGTTTTTGGACTGGAAAAACCAGGTCAGAAACGTGACCAGATTTATGTGCAATATTTGGAAGATTGTGACCAGAAAATAAATGCAAAACTTTACAATGCTAAAGTGCGTGTATCTGGTGGCTATAGAGCATAGACGCATAACGGATATACCAACAGAACGCACTGTAAGCCACTGTAAGGCAGTTTAAAGCTAACAGGGTACAACTTATAGCACGGATATAGTTATAAACACTCTACGCCTGTTTTATGCTCTTGTCAAGGTACGGTTACTGCATACGGTTATATGGACGTATAACGCACACATAGCCCTGTACAGTAACATGGTACTGGAAAAAGGATGGAAATTTCCCACCCTTTACCAAAACACTATATGATCATTTGCGACTTTGTAGTGAAACCAGTTTCCAGACTGGTATTTGATGCAAGTGTAACCCACTGCATCCGTCCATACTTGCACGATATCCCCATAAATCCAGTTATCAAAAAGTGATTTATGGTACAAATAAAAGTCTTTTGCTGTCATTCGCCCACCTCCTTATATGGCAAAAGCCCCACAATTACATGGGGCTGTAGATTGACCTGTTACCGTATTTCTTGCGTGATTCTATGCGATAGTTCAAGAAATTATTACATTCTATGAGCCACGCATACACGGCACTTTCTATATAGCTTTTCCCAGGCTTATCCTCATTAATCCACCAAAGGAAATTATCTATTGATTTTTCAAAATTGCGCTTATCTATATAGTTAATATCCAGACCGATATCAACTATATCTTCTCCCGCTTTTTCAATTCTGATAGCAGTATACACTGTATCATGGTTTTTCAACCATATGTTTTCATTTTCCACGCAATATACTGTCATGTCGTATGCACTGTGAACTTCCTTTTCTTCATTTGCTAATACACTCATTTTTTATCCTCCATATCATTTTTATTCCCTATCGGGTAAAAGCAAGTCGGGGAATCGAACCCAGAAAGTGCCGACCTTGTCTAAATAATTACACCTAAGCGCATACAATCTCGCTTTTTGTCACATACAATTTTCCATTTTTCAAAATTGCCGTTAATATTATCCGTGGTTCTGGTCTCCATCCAGTCAGCGCAAGCTTTCTTGTATTCCTGTCTTGCATCATTTTTCCTTGTATGCAAATCCTCTGTAAATGTCATATAATCAACCATCCTTTCATTATGCGCCCTGTCTCATCAGTGCAGGTGGGGCAGTTCCTACAAACCGCCTTTTGGCGGTTTCGACTATTCGCATTTAGTAAATAAATACAGCGGTATAAAATCCACGACATTCTGTAACGTGATTTTTACACAATTTTCTAATCTCATTTATTTTCGTGTGCGTCTCTTTAGTTGGGTACTGTCCTTCGTAGTCTGTATTTATACGCAATGCAGGAACATCTTCGCCGTTGCGGTTGTAAACAGTAATTAATTCTGCATCATATCCGCATCCAGATAACTTTTTCTGCAATCTCTTTAATTTTTCCATGTTCAAAACCTCTCTTTCGTTTTCTGGTCTGCCATCATCAGAGCCGGGAGACCATCCCACGGCTGACGCTCCAAAATCGGAGCGTTTCGGCTATTCGCAAATTCTGCGGAAAATTTCAATTGTGAGTTCTGCGGCAGCTCTTTTTCTTTCGGACGTGTAGCCGTGGCGTTTGCTCTTTAAGGCTTTTTCTGCTTGCTTGAGGTTTCCAACTCCCCAAGATGCCGCTTTGTTGAGTTTTTCCCATTCATCCGGTGCAACTTTTACGGCTTTAAGTGTTGCCGTGTTGATCTCGTAATTGTCTTTGTCTTCTGGGTGTAAATCTTCGCAAACTGGAATATATTCATGTGTTCCCATGTTTTCACCGATATTCCATACGAAAAAGCCGACAGGAATTTTTTCCACGATTTCAAAAATATCAGTTTTTTCACAAAGTGTAGAAGTGCTATAAATTTTGTTGTTTTCAATTTTTACTATTCTCATGTTGTCGTCCTCTCTTTCTGTGTTTCATTTGATACTTGTATTATACATAAATTAAGCACTAATGTATATTGACAAAACACACAAAATTAAGCACTAATATTATATCAGAAATTGTGCATCATTATTAAGCACTAAAAAGTTATTGACTATTTAAGCACTAATATATATAATGTAGTTATAACAATGCAAAGGAGGTTTGAAGCATGTCAGTAACGGAAAATGAAAAAGCACTAAAAAACAGGCAAGCAGTAAAAAAATGTATGGAAAGCAGAGACAGAATAAACATAATATTACCGCAAGGCACAGTAGACAGAATAAATGCATATGGATTAAAAACAAGCGCATTTGCGAGACAGTTAATATTAGAAGAACTGGCAAGAATGGACAAAATGAAAAAATAATTTTAATTAAGCACTAATTAAGTGTTGACAATTAAGCACTAATATGCTATATTATAGTCAAGGAACAGGTAACAAGCAAAGAGAGGAAAATGGAACATGAAAATAAAAGGAAAATATAAAAGAGAAATGGGCTTCATTTACGTATACAGTAACAATACTGTATACACCATATCCATCTATGACGGCAACTGGAGTTGCTGCAAGGTTGGAAATCGTACAGCAATGGGTCAAATACTGACCCAAGAAGCATACGACCGTTGGGAGTCTGAGTGCTCCAAGGTCGGAGAATTTGAGTTGAAATAGAGAGGAGAAGAAAACATGAAGAAATATTATGTATTTGAAGATAACTATGACGTTGAAATCTTCGAAAGCAAAGGAGAAGCGGTTAGACATTATGAAATCCGTTTAGACAGATTAACAAAGGAAGAGAAAAAAAATTTGGAATATTTTAGACTTTATGAAATAGAGACAGACACGAATCCCAATGATTACGAGGGGGATTTAATTGACTTGATAACAGAAATGATTTTTAAGATTAAATAGGAATGGAAGAATAAGAGAGAGGATGGGTAAATGTTAGAACTATACGGAAACTATTATAAGTTATTTAAAGGTCATGGAACAACGCCCCAGAAAATAACAGTAGTTGCGATAGATGGCTATGATGTTACATATATCATGGGGCATTATAGCAAAGATGAGCTTTTGAGCCGTGGAGATACGGTAGACGAAGCAATAAGAAACATGTGCCTTGTTAAAAACAAGTGCAATGTAAGCAAAATCCTTACGCAAGCCACAAAAAAGCAAATCGAAGCTTTGCACAAGGAAGAAAAGAGAATAAAAAGAATGATTGTGGAAATGGATAGAGCAAAACAGCAAGTTATCAGTTAAAGCATCCGACAGGGTGCTTTTTGTTTGCATTATACAATAACATGCGATATAATAGTTATATATAACATGCATATATAGTATGCGATATCTCTTGTTATATCGCAAGAAAGAGAGGAAAACATGAAAGATTACCAGAAAAGAGCAAACGACAACTACAGGTCAAAATTTGATATAGTGCAAATTAGGTTAGTAAAAGGCACTAAAGAGCAAATAATTAATAATACAGGTAAATCTATAAGCCAGTATATACAAGATTTAATAGATAAAGATTTACATAATAATTTTGATTTACCATATACAGCAGAATACCGTCCAAACGTCACAGAATCGTCTAGGACAAATGAAAATGAATTTGACGATAAAATTATCGACAACGATATTAAAATTGATTCTAGGGCATTTAAGAAGCATGTGCCGACAGAAGAGGAAGAGACAGACAACCGTATGCGACTGTTGAAGCTACAGGAAGAGATAAACGCAAGGAAGACATGTATTATTAAGCCTGTAGAGCAAAAGCCAACACTGACCGACATACAAATACCAGATAAACCACCATTTTAAACCTATAAATGTTTCCAAATTTTAACCGATTTAACCGTTATGGATACAAAATGTATACAGCTTGTATCCGTAGTATAGTATAGGTTAGGTAAGGTTAGTATAGGTTATATATCGCGTATACGCGCGAGACAACAAAAAATTTCCTGTTAAGTGCAAAACAGTTTTAAATTTTGGATTTAAAGACAGATTTTTATTATTGGTTTAAATTTCCATTTGCGGATATATTAACCGTTTATCCAACCGATTATCTGCTTGATATTTTTTTAAAAACCTATTGCATTTTTATAAAATGTGTTTTATTATGTCTATAAGCTCATACGAGAGCTTTACGATTAAGATTTACAGGACAGCTTGTAATAGCTGTTTTATACGCAAGAAAAGCCTTTTAAGGCAAATATGTTTTACTTATGCTGTATTTATAATATACAGTGTTTGTATTCCTATTTGGTTTAAAAGGCTTTTTTGTTTTTTCTAGGAGGTGTAAACATGGACAGAAAGAGCATAGATGTATTATCTCTAGCAGAGTTAACAGAGATTGCGTTTAAAGATATGTATATAGATCTGGACGTGGAAAACGCACCGGAAAAGAGAAAAGCCGATATTATAGATTCTATTTGGTCAGACATATACAAAGATGTATTTGAGCCTGGCAAAAACGATACGACATTTAATAACTGCAAATCCAAGCTAAAGACATGGGATGTAGAATCTGTAGAGTCTGTAGTAGATGTATTTATAAAGCTTAATAAGCGCTATGGTGGAGTTATTAAATATAACCAGTTTAGCAATCTAACAGGTATTAATAGATTTACTATAGACCTATGGCATAAAGCTAATAGCACTAACGGTTATATATTTATGTTACCTCAAAATGATATAGATATGGAGTGCAATAATATATATATAATTAATAATAATGGGTTATGTACTAAGTACTATGGTAATGGGTATGTAAACCGAAACGATGAATCAAGTCGACTGCGCTTTGACGTTAAGAAAAAATTACAGGAAGAGATGCAGGACTCAAATACTAACGGATTAAGCAATGACACAATGGGTCATGCGTTAAGAGCTAACAACGAGGATGAGTTGGGCAAACTGTATGAGCCACGCCGTATGATACAGCAGGAAACTATAAGAGCAATAAAAACAGCAGCAGAACTACCTCAACTCGGTGCAATTAATGGCACTATTGGACAGATACAGGATAACAATGCAGTACTGGAAGATAAGGAAAACGGCTAGAATGTAGTATTTATAAGGGTTTCAAGGTTTTTAATTGGATTTAAAATAGTTCGTAAAATTAATATTTTGCGAATAGTTAACGTATGTTTGATTGATGGCATGAACCTGACAGGCATGGGGGAGGGGGTCGGAAGAACGGACGAGACAGCCCCTACTAAGTCAGCAAAACGACTCCATTGATTTCATTTTGTACCACAGTTAGAAAGGAGATAACCTGTTATGAATACATTGCAATCATTAATTGATAATGGAATAGGAGAATATAATGCTAAATCAATGATATCCAACTATTCATCAAAGATTAATAAAATGAATGGTGTGTATATCATAACTGACATTACGTATGATTTTAATTCAAAGGGTCATGATGTAACCCTTAAATGTACAGAGTGTGGCAGGGAAATCCATAGAATAATGATTAATGGCAGAAATAAATGGAGTGAACTTATAAAAACCTGTCCATGCCAGAAAGAAAAGAAAATAAGAGATAGGGAAGCAATTCCTAAAAAAATTCCAAAAATAAAAAAGACCCCTGCTTTTAAAGTAGAACCTAAGCAAATTATAAAATTTGACGAAAGCTACATAGGAAAGAAAAACAATTTCTTAGAAGTTATTGGAATCAGCAGATTAGATAATGGACATAGATGTTTTGTTTGCAAATGTGATTGTGGGAATATTAAAAATATTGAACCTGTGCATTGGGAACGTGGAATAATTAAAAGCTGTGGTTGCATGCATGGTGAGCTAAATAGAATAGCTTCCACTAAGCATGGCTATAGTGGAGACAGGCTATATGTAGTTTATCTAGGAATGAAACGCCGCTGTTTAAATGAAAAATCAGAAGAATATGAAAATTACGGCGGGCGTGGAATTAAAATTTGCCAAGAGTGGTTAGGAGAACGTGGATTTGAAAATTTTCGTAAATGGGCAATACAAAATGGATATGATTATGATGCACCTAGAGGTCAATGTACAATAGATAGAATAGACGTAAACGGTAATTATGAACCTGATAATTGCAGATGGACTGACTTAATTACTCAGGCAAATAATAAACGTCCTAGTTCAGAATGGAAACCACGGAAAATGCTTACATGGACGATTGATGGGGAAACGAAGGCTAGGAAAGAATGGTGCAAAATTTATGGAATTGGAGTTGAAACTGTGCTGTATAGAATAAATCATAAGGGTATGACCGTTTTTGAAGCTCTCACAACGCAAAAAGAAGCAAATGGAAGACCAAGGAAGTATGCTATATGAGAATGTCAACAGACCCAAAAGAAAACACAATCAAACTTAGGATAAATGATGATATGAGAAATTATATTGAAAAGGCATCTAAAAGAAAAGGAAATTCAATTTCAGAGTATGTGAGAGAACTTATAGAAAAAGATATGAGGTCAAAACAATGTTAATATTCGGCAAGCAAATCACAGACGAGTGTTCCAGATGCGGTCAAGTTTTAGAATGCGAATTGTTCCGGCAGGGGCACGGCGTTAAATGTGACCGACAGAACATATCAAAGATGCTGGAATGCCAATTTGAACACAGGGAGAAGAGAGAAAATGCGAATAATTAGCCAGAGAAGAGATTTGTCGGTAGATTTTGAGAGTACGCCTATATACGTAAATTACAATCATATATTGGCAATTATAGGAGATAAAGAACGTGTCATAGGCGAATACAGCACACAGGAGCGTGCCATGGAAGTGTTACAGAACATTCATGAGACATATTCAGGACTTCCTGTAATATTTAAAAATATAGAGCCAGATAAGAGCGTTAATGATTTGCTTAGAGAAGCAAAACTAAACGCAGTTTACACTATAAATGCTGACAACGCAGACATTTTCAAATTGGATAATGCAATATTTAAAATGCCACAAGGTTAGGTAACGTACTCAATCGGTTATGTAGGTTCGACTCCTACCGTTACCGTTGTCCTGTTTTTAGCATTTTGGACAGGACGAACACACCATATACCTTTTCTTCCGAGATAGGTATGTAATCTCCTCTACACCAGTTAGGACTACTGTTAAGGGCGGTGAGAGACCGTCCGGCTGGTATCGGTCGAGTGAAATCCCACAACACTTGACCGCTTGGTGAAAACCCGAACCATAGCTTACGCAGATATGACCGTTACAGTCGGATTCCCCTTTACTTAGTGGCAATAGCTTAAAAGGCAGAGCAGGGCAGAGGTTTCCTATGCGGTGGTTCGATTCCACCTTGCCACTATCGGTAATTCAAGAACACAAGTTGTCAGTAATTACCGTATCTGCTAAGAGATATCAATAGTTTGCTTTGAGGTATCTTAAAAAACTACACTTGCGGAGATAAGCGACACTGTGACAGCAATAGCCAGTGGGTAGCAAGTGGCACTTTGGAAGTTTGTGCTGGTGCATCAGCGTAGCAGTTTATGAGAAGTGCAGAGAATTGTTAATATCATTTCAGTTCGTCTTGTGTACAATTTTATGATCATGTAATGTTATTGCTGATTCTTTGTAAACCGTGAAAATGCGCAGTTTTGCGGCAAATGAATCCCCTAGAGTGGTTTTGATGAACCTCTGACTAACACAAACTTGCACTTAGTTAGGTGTGGAGCAAGTAAAAAACTGGAACCTAACGCAGCAGAATGTAGCGCAGTCGGTTAGAGCACCTGTCTTATATACAGGCGGTCGCAGGTTCGATTCCTGCCATTCTGATTTTTGCAAGTACCGTGGGTGTTGTTTGGAGTCCGAACCGCCTACGGAAACTGCACAGATAGGAGAGAGTGACGTGAAAGATTGTTCAAAATGTAAATACTGTTATGAGGATTATATTTTTGACGAAGAAACAGGATACGAACATCCAATTTATGATTGTGAAAAGGGAAATGATACAGATTTAGATTTTGAATGTAAGGATTTTAAGGAATACAAACCAAAGAAATATGTTGAAAAAGATACAGAGTGCGATACATGCGAATTTAAAGAAAGATGTGGAAAATTAAGTTCTGGATTGGATTGCACATGTACTGGAGATACAAAAACACATGTTGTTTATCCTAAAGATAAATGCATTAAAGCACACTATGACGTAACAGATTTTGATAATGCTTTGAAAAATAGGATGATTGACGCAGACGAATGGTTCAGACTTGCAAATGCACCAACTGATGAAGAAATAGAATCACTTAAAAAAGCAAAGGAAATGGGTGTAGAAATCCCAGAAAATATTGCAAACTATTTTAGTGAATATGGTATTGAGGTGTGATATGTGTGAATTTTGCGATGGCAGAGAGAAAAGGATTGAAAACGGCTTCACGTATGGAAATGCTCATATAGTAAAAAACAATTTTGGCTACTCATATTCACTTCGCTATGACAATAGCGCTGATGAATACGGAGAAGGAGCATTTGAGATTAACTATTGCCCGATTTGCGGTAGAAAGTTATGTGATGAAACTGAAACACCCATTGAACATTTTTTAAAATCAGAAATGGAAAGAAGCAAATTACGAATGAATGCTTATGCAGAATTCTTCGATGGGGTTCATGTTGATAATGATACTCGTAAAAAACTTTTGGAAAGTCATATAAGATTTTGTAAAAATGCGCTAAAACAGTGTATGGATGTTTGAAAGTTGGTGGAAATATGAAACATCAAAAAGAATGGCGTACTTGCGACAGGTGCGGTGCTGAAATTAAAAAAGGAATATTGAGCGGAAATTCTGTTACAAGGAATGGTATTTTTAATGTTACATACGACTTGTGCCCTAAGTGTATGGAAGATTTTGAGGAGTTTATGAGGAATGAGCATGGAAGAAGTAATTAAATCAATAGAGCGTGAAGCGTTTAGAGAAGCACAGTCGCACGAAATAGACGGTTTAAATGGCGAGTCTATAGATTGTTCCGCTTTAGAAGATGAACCTGTTATTAAGGCAGATAATGAAGCTGACAGGCAAGCGTTGAGAGATTGCTTTAAGGAGTAAATAGGAATGAAAAGAATACTTAAAATTGTAGCAAAGACATTAATTGAATATGCCAGAATAATTGCTATTTGCTTTGTTGCTTGCGTAATAGGAGCAATTTTTTATGTTTTTTTAGGCAAAATAGCATATGCGTGCTATTGGATAGCAGTTATTTTGCTTGTGATTATCAAAGATATAACGATAAAATCAAAAATTCAGGAAAGCACAAAGATTAAATTATTACTTTTACAGTATGAGGACGGAAGTACAAGTTTGTGTGTCGGGGATAAGCAAATTAGGCATATGACAAATATTGATATTCATATTGATAAGCTTCAGACAAAACTGGAAGTAGACCAAGTAACAAAAACTGGGAAAGTAACACATGTTGTTTTAATGGACGGTGGAAAGAATGAATGAAAAAATTAAGATAATATCCGATGGGGAAACAGCAGAAGTGTTTATTGACGGTAAAAAAGTAAAATGCACAGACATGGAGTTACATTTTATCGGTCATTCAAACCAAAGTCCTATGATTAAAGTTGATGCACGATGGCATAAAACGGATGAAAACGGAAATGCAATTCTGGATGAGGATAAAACCGCTATATTGACAGAGGGTATAAAAATAAATTGTTAGGGGTGAGATTATGAAAATATCAGAAATGAGCAATTGCATTGAAGAAATGCGAAAATGCTACAATTTTAAAGATGATGAAACAGAAATTAGACTTACAGATATGATAAACCATGATGACAAGTGTGTTTGTGTTAGTACAAGAGATGAAAATGGGACAACAATTGAAATGACAAGGTATGTAGATAAATTAGTAAATGTTTGATTGCTGATTATCAGCGGAAAACAATTTTTATGAAAAAATTATTTGTAAGCGTGCCGATGAAAGGCAGAACAGAGGAAGAAATCAAAGAAAGTATTCAGAAGATGAAAAAGATTGCTGAAATATACGAGGGCGAAGAGTTAGAGTTTATCGACAGCTACATTGAAGATAACCCACCTAAAGACAGCAAAGAAGCTGTATGGTATTTAGGTGAAAGTCTTAAGAAGCTGGCACAGGCTGATGTGTTCATGGGAATATGCGAGAGCTACGATTGGAACGGCTGTTGCATTGAAATGGAAACAGCAAATAAATATGGCATTAAAGCATATACGATTCCGGTAAGGTATGTAATTGATGATTATAATGCACTTATAAACAAATTGCATCCGGTTTGCAATGAAGGAATGCCAACATTCTAACAAAATTTTACCGGCTAACAAATGGAGTTAGTCGCTACCCTAAAACAGTTATAGGCAGAGGTCAAGACACTTCTGCTATGCGGAGGTGTCCTTTTTTTGTCTTTAGAATTACAGAATGCCGTAAAAAACTATGAAAATTACATACAGGCGCATGGGATTGATGAACAGGTCATAAATGCATATGTTGATGCTTCCGCAGTTGCGATCAAGACAGAAAAAGACATTCCATACGGATTGCAGATAACGAAACGTGCAAAAGAGATTATAGAGCAATTCTGTGTAAAAAATTCAGGCGGCACGATTTTTGATTTAGAAGAATATGCATTTGAGCATGAACAAAGCTATGAATTGATTAACAAATACTATGAAGTTTTGCTTTTGGAAGCACCGCATTTGTTTCACAGCTATTTGCTTTATCTTGAAAAAAACAGAGAAGAAAGCGAAAGATTTTATCAACCAAAAATGAAGCAGCTTAATAAGCATGGACTTATTCAAGCTATGCAGGACTTAGAGGATGATAAACTTAACCTTTTGTCAATATCAATGCCACCTGGAACACAAAAGACTACTCTTGAAAAATTCTTTTGTTCTTGGATAATTGGCAGACACCCAAAAGATTATAGTTTGTTTTTCTCACATTCTGATGATATTACAAGAATGTTCTATGATGGAGTACTTGATATTACTACAAATGCCGAGGAATACACATGGAGTGAAATTTTTCCAAATGTAAAATTGCAAAATACAGACGCAAAAAGACAGCGTATCAATTTTGACAAGCCAAAAGCATTTTCAAATATTCAATGTACTTCTGTAGGCAGTAAAAATGCTGGTAAGGTTCGATGCAACAGATATTTGTACTGTGATGACTTAATAAGTGGCATCGAAGAAGCATTAAATAAAAAATCACTTGATAAGTTGTGGAGAATTTACGGTACTGATGCAAGACAAAGAAAACTTAATCAGCAAGTTAAGGAAATTCACATTGCTACACGATGGAGCGTGCATGATGTTATAGGCAGGCTACAAAGAACATATGAAAAAAGCAACAGGGTACGTTTTATTGCAATTCCTGATATTGACCCAGTTACAGGAAAAAGCAATTTCGATTATAAATACAATGGAATGTCGGTTGAGTTTTTCCACGATCAAGAGCTTACAATGGATGACATTTCATATCGTTGCCTTTATAAGAATGAGCCGATTGAACGTGAAGGACTGCTTTACCACAGTGATGATATTAGAAGATTTGTAACAATGCCACTTAGAGAACCAGATGCAATACTCGGCATATGCGATGTTAAAAACAAAGGAACAGATTTTATGTTTTTACCTTGCATGTATCAATATGACGATGATTTTTATCTTGTTGACTGCATTTGTGATGACAATACAGATTACGGCATACAGTATGGCAGGCTATCCAATATCATTATTGAGCATAAAATGCAACAGTGTGAATTTGAAAGCAACTCAGGCGGTGATAGAGTATCTTATGAAGTTGCACAAAGAGTAGAAAAAATGGGTGGACGATGTAATATTACAGACAAGCCGACAGAGACAAATAAGGAAACAAGAATTATTGTTAATGCAGATTGGGTTAAAAAACATGTTTTATTTAAAACAGCAGAGAACTATAAGCCTAAAGACGATTACGGAATAATGATGACATGGCTAATGACTTATTCGGTAGTCGGTAAAAATGACCATGATGATGTACCAGATGGTCTTGCAAACTTTTGCCTTTTTGTAACAGATAAAAATTTGGTGGCAAAAGCCGAAGCAGTCCACAACCCATTTAGGAGGTATTAAGTAATTAAATATATTATCAAACGTGGAGGTATTAAGGATGCAGACAAGAGAATATCTTAACCAAATAAGCAGACTTAACAGGATGATTAATAATAAGTTGGTGGAAATACAGCAATTAAGGGAAATGGCGTGCAATGTTACTGCTATACAGAATGATGAACGTGTTAAAACTACACCTGACCCAGACAGAATGGGAGTTACATTTTCTAAAATAGATGAAATGGAAAAAGAACTGGATAGAATGATAGACGGTTACGTTGAAAAGAAAAATGTAATCATAAGTCAAATTGACAGTATGGATGATGAAAATGTATATAATATTCTGTTTGCCAGATATATTGAGAAAAAGACTTTTGAAGTAATAGCAACTGAAATGAATTACTCTTTTAGGAATATTACAAGGCTTCACGGCAGGGCATTAAAGGAATTTGAAAAAAAATACGGTGAACAGTATATTGGATTATGATGTTGTCCTAGAATGTCCTATATACAGCGTGGTATTATTAAAATGGTTAAAGACCAGATCAATAAGTTTTCACACCTCTCTCAAAAAGCATCGTCTTCATGACGGTGCTTTTTTAATGCATAAAAGGGGGATTTATTTTGACAGAATCGAAAACAATATACTGCCCTATATGTCATAGAACGGTAGGCAGGCATGATATGCGGTCACAGACAAATACAATCTGTAAGTGCCGCAAATGTGAAAAGAGAATCATATACCACTATGACACAGGGGAAACAGAAGCAAAGAGATTACCACAAAGAGCCACTTCCAGTGGCGTTTGTTTTGTATAAGGAGAAGCAATGAACAACAGGACTTTTCAAGAGCTGGTCAAGGGATGTTATGGTCGAAAAATTGCATATACGGATGTTGAGACTATCACACAAGACAACATTGTAAAAGTCATTGGTCAGTGCGTGGGAGTTTTTTATTTCAACAAAATGGCTATCGAGTACCTTTGGAATTATTACAAAGGTGACCAACCTATCAGATACCGTGTAAAGATATCCAATGAGGATATTATCAATAAAATTTGCGAGAACCACTCTTACGAATGGGTGCAATTCAAGGTCGCCCAGACATATGGCGAGCCTGTCCAGTATATCAGTCGCAAGGATGATGATGAAACCAACAATGCAGTTGATGAGTTGAATGATTATCTTGTGGATGCTAATAAGCAGGAAAAAGATATAGAAGCTGGAGAGTGGCAGTCGGCAACTGGAACATCATTTAAAGCTGTGCAGTTTGCAAATGGAGATATCCCATTCAGAATTGTAGCGCCCAGCCCTATGAACACTTTTATTATTTACAACCGTTCAACGAGAGAGCCGATTCTTGCAGTGCAGGAATTGAAAGATATTGAGGGAAACTGGTATAAACAATGCTACACAGATTCCTATGAATGCAAGATTGTAAATAGCAATGTGCAGGACTGGAAAGTACACGCTTTTGGAAGTATTCCTATAGTGGAATACCCAAATAACCCATCCAGATTATCAGATATCGAATTGGTAATAGATATAATGGACGCTGTGAACAATATGCAGTCTAACAGAATGGACGGCATAGAGCAATTTGTGCAGGCGTGGATAAAATTCGTAAATTGTGAGATTGACGAAGAAGAATTTAAAAAAATGAAAATAAACCACGCTCTTGTAGTAAAATCCATTAACAAGGATAACAAGAGTGATGTTGATGTTATGACGCAGGAATTGAACCAGACGCAATGTCAAGTTGCTAAAGAAGATTTGATTGATAATGCCTTATCTATTTTGGCAATTCCAAATAAACAGAGCAATACAGGCGGCGATACACAAGGGGCGGTGCAGCTTAGAAACGGATGGGATTTTTCAAAATCCAGAGCGAAGCTAAAAGACCCGCTTGTAAAAACAGCAGAAAAACGCCTTGCAAAGCTGGTTTTAAATGTTATCCGCATAAAAGACCATGATTTGGGTCTTTCTATGAGGGATTTTGAAGTACAAATAAACCATAGCCCACAGGATAACATGTATACCAAGGCACAGACACTGTATCAGTTGTTACAGGCAGGCATACACCCACTTGTTGCTGTAAAAACAGTTGGACTTTGGGGAGATGCGGAAAAAACTTATTTAGTTTCTAAACCGTACTTTGATGTATTATGGAAAACCATTGATAATGTCAAAGCAGAAGAAAAGAAAGCACAGGAAGTTATGGAAAAATTAAACAATCAGCAGAATAAGGCAACTACCGGGGAATAATCGGTAGTTGTTTTTATTTTATAAAATTGCACCTATGCGGTAAATAGGAGAAATCACAGGTTGAGCAACCAACGTAAAAAAGCGTAGTGAATCGGAGGTAATTTATGACAAGAGAACAGGCAAAACAGAATCTTATTGCTATCGGAGTGGCAGAGCCTACGGATGAACAGGTAAGCAATTATCTGAATCAGGTCAATGGCGAAACCAAAAAGGAGAAAGATAAGGCAGACCAGTATAAGGCAAAGGCTGATAATGCGGATGAATTGCAGAGAAAGCTGGATGAATTGGAAGCTGGAAATCTGACAGAGCTTGAAAAGGCAAATAAGGCATTAGACACAGCTAATCAGCAGATCGCAGAATTGCAGAAAAAAAATGCTATTAGAGATTTGCGTGAAAAGGCTATGACCGATTTCAAAGTAACCGCAGAACAGGCAAAAACAATTGTAAAAGAAGATGGCAGCTTTGATACAGCCGAACTTGGAAAGATTATGTCCGAAAAAGAGACCGCAGCGGCACAGGCAAAGGAACAGGAGATTGCAAACAATTCTACTAATCCAGGCGGTGGTACTGCTGGCGGTAATAAAGACAGCACAAAGACAGCGGATGTCGAGAATGCTGAAAAGATTACTTTTGGAAGCAATTCGGCTACCACAGAAGCAAAAAATCATTATGTAATTTAGGAGGTAAAAATCATGGGCAAGCCTATTGAAAGAGATTTTACTCAAAGACTTGGTATTTTAAAGCATTTCCCCTATTTGGGAGCCGCTTGTATTGTTCCGCAGACAATGGCAACAGGAGCAGATGCAAACGGAAGAAAGATCGTAAAAGGTGGAACACCATTTCCATCAAACGATGAAAGCTGTGTCGGATATCTGTTTGATGATGTTGACGTAACAATGGGTGATGCGCCTGGAACTTACGTTTACGAGGGCGATATCGACAATGCGAAACTTACAAAGAATGGAGTAACTGTTGAGGAAACGGCAAAAGCCAAAACCCCAAGAGTTACTTTTTTTGATTAAGGAAAGAGGTGCAAATTATGGCATTACCATTAGCAGAAGCATTTACAGCAAGAAGTCTTGGTGTAATGTGGAATAACTACGAAAAAACTTTAGGTTCTCAACCTTATCTTGGCAGACAGAAGTTTGGAACAAGAAAGCAGGAAAGCCTTGACCTTAGATTTATCAAGGGTAAGAGCGGTCTTCCTGTTTCACTGAAAGCATCTAACTTTGATGCACAGGCAGAGTTAAGAGATGTTGGCGTTTTCTCTGATATCCAAAACGAGATGCCTTTTTATCGTGAGTCCTACATGGTGACAGAGAGAGAGGAACAGGAGTACGATAACTACAGAAACGCAGAGAACGCTTCTCTTGCAAATGATGTACTTCGTGAGATTAGCAAAAAGCCTATGATGCTGATTGAGGGCGCAAGAGTAGTACCAGAGAGACAGATTTGGAGCTTGCTTGCACCGGCTGACGGTGTACCAAAGATTGATGTACATATCGGGAAAAGCAAATATACTGTAGATTATACTTCCGACAATGGAGCTGCACACAAGAAAGACCACTTTGTTGAAATTACAGGAGACTCTGATAAGTGGAATGTTCCAGCAACTGCAATGCCACTTGATGACCTTATCGAGACAAGACGTAACTTTGCTAAGAAAACTGGATATTCTCTGACAAGATATACCATGAATACAGAGACATGGGAAATGGTATTAAAGGCAGAGGACACAAAGAAACAGGTTCTCGGTATTACTGCATATACAGGCGGCATTCGTTTACAGCAGTCACAGGTAACTGAATATCTGCGTGGCTACGGAATCGAGATCGAGGTATACGATAAGTTGTATGTTGACCCTGCTGACGGTCAGACAAAATATTTTGTTCCAACAGGAATCGTATCTTGTCAGTGCGCAGGGGTTTACCTTGGCGACTACGTATTTGGAAAGACACCGGAAGAAAGAAGCGGAAGCTTAACTGACGGAACACTTTCTATCGTAGAGACTGGAATTGCGGTTTACACATATGCAACAAACCATCCAATCAATACTCATTGTGTAGTATCAATGATTGGACTTCCAACATTCGAGGGAATGGATAGCGTTGTTGTTATGAAAGTTGCGTAGGAGGTGATCCAGCGTGTTAGCAACACACACAATTAAATGTGGTGGAAAATGGTACAATGCAGGAGATAACGTGCCAGAGAGTAATTCTCTGGCATCTCCCGTTGGATATACAAAGGCAGACATTAATCGTATGAGAACCGCAGACTTGCAGAAGTTAGGAAGAGAGAAAGGAATTGAGAATGCCGATTCCTTTAGCGGTGCAGATTTAAAGAAAATGCTTATTGATTTAATGCAGTTATAAGGAGTCCGTATGGAAAAATACAGTACTTTACAGAAAGTAAAAATCAGACTAGGACAATTTCATATGGAGGAAGTCACAGACCCCGACACAGGGATTGTGTCTGATGTTACTGTATTTGATCGTAAGGAAGATAACCCACTTATTGAGTTACTGTTATATCAAAATGAGCAATTAGTAATAAATGCTTCTGGAATATCAAGCGCAAAAAAAGAAGAATACTTAAAAAAGAAAGAAGAAGCTATTGTTGAACTTGCGCTTTATGATCGTAACAAATTAGGAGCGGATTACAGTGCCAGCTATTCAGAAAATGGAATAACAAGAACATGGAATAGCAAAGAAGACATATTATGTTATTATGATATTTCTTGGCATGTTAAAGCTCTCTGAATTGTATGAAAAAAAGAAGATTGTGCATGACCTTTTTACTGGAATCAGTAAGATGGTTGTAGGCGGCGCACAGTAAGAGGTGGAGGGCGGTGCGCCTATATTAAATTGCAGGAGATATAAAATGAAAGAAATTTTATTACAGACTTACACCATAGCGTTACCAATATTGCTTGGTTATATAGTTTGGCTTCTGAAGCAACAGAAAAAAGACAAAGACGCCAATAGTAAAGGTACAATGTTACTTTTGCGAGTGCAACTTATCGAATATCACGATAAGTATATAAAACTCGGCGAAATACCATCTTATGCGTATGACAATTTTGTTGAAATGTATAACGCATATCACGCATTGGGCGGTAATGGTATGGTAACCAAAATGTATAACGAAATACAGGAAATTCACTTAAAGAATGGAGGTAAGGATTAAAATGGATATAACATCAGTATCAACAGTAGTTTCAATCGTAGTGATTACTTATTTGATTGGTATTGCGTCTAAAGCAATTCCAAGCGTAAAGGACAATTACATCCCGATTATCGTAGGTGTGGCAGGCGGCATCTTAGGCGTAGTTGGAATGTACGTAATTGCTGATTTTCCAGCAAATGACGTGCTGAATGCTATTGCAGTCGGAATCGTATCTGGATTGGCAAGCACAGGCGTAAATCAGATTTATAAACAGGTCAAAAATGCTTGATATTAATAAGCAGAAAATGAAATACGCCTTGCAGGGTCAGACCGTGACCATTGAGGAAACTGACGAATTTGGAAACCCCGTGTATGAGGGATATACGGACGCAAGTGGAAACTTCATTCCATACCTTGATTCACAGGGCAATCCGATCCCAAAGACAAAGGAAGTAAGCGGATTCTCTGAACCAGTTACGTTCTATGCAAATATCAGTAATAAGCTGTCAGAAGTATTAGTAAAGCAATTCGGCATAGACGATAGTACATCATATGTACAGATTGTTACAGATAAAGGATATCTGCCTATCAACAATGGTGATGTCGTATGGAAGAAATCAGAAGTTATTCTGAATGATGATGGATTGCCAGACGAGAACAGCGCAGATTACATTGTAAAGGGCGTAGCTGATGAGGGATTGACAGCCGATTTATTCCTGTTACAGAAAGTTGTTAAGTAGGTGGACGTATGGCAAAGAAAGTTATCTCCATGACATTATCACAGAAATCCGTACAGAACGTCATAAAAGAGCTTAGAAGCTACCAAAATTCACTGGAAAGAAAATGCGAAGAATATGTAATTAGACTGGCTAAAGAAGGAGAAAATGTTGCAATAGAAGCGATCAACGAAAGCCCGATAGGGAAAACAGTTATATTGCAAGCAAAAAAAGAACCTTCAAAAATGGGATGCAAAGCTATTTTAGTAGCAACTGGGAAAACATATCAAGCAGAAGGAAGAGAGCCTTTCTATACGATATTGGCAATCGAATTTGGTTCAGGTATTTATTACAACCCAGAACCAAATCCAAAAGAAAACGACTTAGGATTTGGAGTAGGAACATTCCCAGGTCAAATACATGCTTTTGAAGATGGATGGTATTACTTGGGAAAAGATGATAAATGGCATTATACGCATGGAATTAGAGCGACAATGCCAATGTTTAAAGCAAGTGAAGAAATTATTCAGAAATATATTGAGATTGCAAAAGAAGTTTTCGGAAATGATTAATATTTCCATTCTATTTGTACGCCAATTATTTCCAAAATTTCCAAAACTTCATTGTATGAAAAAGATTCTTTTCTTAGCCTATTGCTGAAATTTTGAAAAGAATGATTAGTACCATGCTTCGCATTTAATTCATCATTAACTTGTGACATTGTAAATCCTTGCTTTGCTATTGCAGACTTTAAATCATTTTTTAATGACATATTATTCAACTCCTTAATTATAATAAAAAATTATATCATAATAAAAATAAACTGTAAAGTTTAAAATATGACTTGAAAATTATAATTAAATGGTTTATGATTAAATTATAAAATTTAATTTGAGGTGATGATATGGAAAGAAATGAAAAAGGGCAATTTGTAAAATATAGTGGAGTAGTTGATTTAACTGGTCATAGGTTTGGAAAACTTACTGTAATAAAATTAGACAAGGAAAGAACAAAAAGGAAAAGTTACTGGATTTGTCGTTGCGATTGCGGAAATGTAAAGTCTATCAGGGGAGACACACTTAAAGTTATTAATTCTTGCGGATGCATAAAGAAAGAGCAGGATATTAAAAACTTAGGAATAAAAAGAAACCACAATATGACTCACCATAGATTATTTCCTGTTTGGAATTCAATGATGAATAGATGTAACAATCCGAAATCAAGAGCATACAAAGACTATGGTGGAAGAGGAATACAGGTATGTGATGAATGGAAATATGTTGAAAATTTTATTAAATGGGCTGAAAACAACGGATATATAGAAGGATATACAATCGAAAGAATAGACGTAAACGGAAACTATTGCCCGGATAATTGTTGCTGGATTCCAGCTAATCAACAAACATGGAATACAAGAAAAACAGTATATATTCAAATCGAAAACGAAAAAATTCCCATAGCAAAAAGAGCAAGAGAACTTGGATTAAGCCCATGCCTTGTTTGGCATAGATGGAATAGCGGTATTAGAGATTATGAAAAATTGTTTTATAAAGGAAATTTATGCAAGAAGAGCAAGGGATGAAACTTGCTCTTTATTTATTGCAAAGGAGGTGTTCACCGTTGATTGATAATTCATGGGCTTTACGATTGCAAGACCAGTTATTCAACATGTTTTCACATGAAATGAAGCTGGCATATGGGAACAAGTACAAGAACCTTTACTTGACACAGGATGAAGCAGTCACAGGAACGCCAAAGTTTCCGACAGTGCTAATGAGACAGATTGGTGCTACAGAAGCAGGACAGGATTTAACAGGCGAGCGAATAAACGCTGTAAGACCAACATTTCAGATTACAATTAACTATCAAGGCGAAAAAGCAGAAGACAGGGCAGAATTAGTTGATATGACCGCAACGGCTATCAACTTTTTTAAATGGAAAAGGTTTGAGATAAGCAATCCTGTTTATACGATAACCAATAAAATCAGGACGGCAACATTTAGGGCAAGCCGATTATTCGGCTCTATGGATCCACTACAATAACTATTAACTGGCACACAACAGGGTGTGTCACTGACCGCATTAATTAGCGGTAGAAAGGACGGTATATATGGCGGCAACTATAGCTGGCTTATCCAGTCTAGGTATTACGTTTGGTTATGGCGTAGAAGATACAGCAGGAACAAAACCAGATACATTTACCCAGTTGGACAGAATTAATGCTATCGGCGGTATCACAATTGAGAATGAACAAATTGATGCATCTGCACTGGAAGATTTGGTTTCCAGATACATTCAGGGGCGTGGTGATACAGGCGGTTCATTTGCAGTTACTATTAACTTTACAACAGAAACTCTCACACAGTGGGAAACGGTAATTTCTACTTACACAGCACTAACAGGTGGTAAGAGAATGTGGTTTGAGACCATTATTCCTAAGTTTGAAAAGGCTTTCTTTGTTGTGGCACAGCCACCTACAGCCATTCCTGCGCCAGAGTTTGCACAGAATGAGCTGCTTACCCTTGAAATGAACCTTACAATCGAGGAATACAAGGGCATGGAAACAAAGGTAGCATTTACCTAAGCAACAGTTAGACAGATTTTAGGGGCGGTCTTAGGACTGCCCCCTTTCTTACTAATAGTAAGGGAAAGGGAAATAATATGATGAAAATTAAAGTAAATGAAAAAGAATACACAATCAAATTCGGTTATGAACCGACACTGAAATCAAGATTGCTTTCAAGAGTAGCAAAAATGTCCGTATCTATGAAAGAGAACGCACAGGATAATATGGAGCAGATTGAAAATATGCTTTTATTTATCCCAGAAATGGTACTGGTCGGATTGCAGAAGTTTCACGCTGATGAGTTCGGCTATAACCTTGATACCAAAGAGGGTTACGAGGAGGCAAAAAATAAGGCTTTTGAGCTTGTCGGAAATTATGTAGATAATGGTGAAGTAGACGTAACAGACTTCTTTACAGATTTACAGGAGGAAATGACTTCTAACGGTTTTTTAAAGAAGATGTTCGAGAGGGAGGTTCAGAAAGAACAGGCGGCAACTCCGAACAGCAAGGAGAAAGCCGAGAATTAACATGGGAAATATACTGTAACGAAGTACGCCCTTATTGGCTTACTGTCACTAAGGGGTACGGACTTACAGTGCATGATATAGACTGGTCTTGTCCTGCTGATTTAAGACCATACGAACAGGCATACAGACTGGAAAAACAGAAAAATGACAATGACGCATGGCTTACGTTTGGCACATATGGCATATCTGCTCTTACGGTTGCTATTGATCGTTGCTTAAATGGACGTAAAGCACGTAGCAAGTACATTGAGAAGCCTATCATGCAGGAACTTGAAGAGAAGAACAAGCCATTATCGGAAGAAGAAATGGACAGACAGAGAGAACTGTTTGTAGCAAAATTGGAAGCCATGAGAGTTAATTTTGAATTGAATCATCCAAAGGGAGTTGAAAAGAAATGAGCTATATCGGTATAGATGTATCGTCATATCAGGGAAATATTGATTGGACGAAAGTCAAGGCAGTCGGCATCCAGTTTGCCATCCTTAAAATCATCCGTAAGGACTTGAACCGTGATAAGCAGTTTGAAGCTAACTGGTCAGGCTGTAAAGCAAACGGATTGACGATACAGGGCGTTTACAACTACAGCTATGCGACCACAGTTACAAAGGCTAGAAATGATGCAAGGAAAGTAGCAGAAGTGCTTAATGGTCGTGAGACAATGGTATGGCTGGACGTGGAAGATAACTGTCAGAAAAGACTGGGAAGCAAGCTGATTGATATTATCAACGCTTACGGTGATGTTATCAGAAGTTATGGGCTTACATTCGGTGTGTATACTGGAAAGTCTTTCTATAATTCCTACATCAAGCCATATGGCGGCGTGAAATATCCTATGTGGATTGCGGCATATGGAAAGAATAAAGGAAACATGGACTTGAAGTATCAGCCACAGATTGAAAACATGGTAGGCTGGCAATACACATCAAAAGGCACTGTAAACGGCGTTAATGGAAACGTTGATATGAATATATGGTATCGTGAATTAAACGAATTACAGACCGTCTACGACACGCACAATAACCCATATCCAGAGCCTACGAGAATCCTTTACAAGAAAGTACCCTGTATGCGTGGGGATGATGTGAAGTGGCTACAGACGGAACTTATCTATCATAAGTGCCTGCCTGCCACAAATGCGAAAGGCAAGAGCAATATTGACGGTATATTGGGAAATGATACAGCCAGTGCAATCGGAGTTTTCCAAAAACGTGTAGGAATCACGGTAGATTGCAAGGCAGGAAAAGTTACAAGAGAATATCTGAAAAGATAAAACAGGGGCGGTAGAGGTCATAGTCTACTGCCCTTTTTACTGGCTATCGGTTGGAGATAGTCACTCACTTTAACAATTGAAAGTAGGTGCAGTATGGCAGAGATAGATTCACTGGAAATTCAAATTAAAGCGCAGGCAACAAAGGCGAATAATGCGATTGACAAGCTGATTACAAAACTTGATAAACTGTCTACTTCATTGAACAGCATTAATACCAGTAATTTGAATGGTCTTGCAAATAGTGTGAATAGGCTTTCAAATGCCATGCAGAGCATGAATAATGTAAAGACTACTGATTTTACAAGGCTTGCAAAGGGCATAGAGAAGATATCCACAGTAGACACAACTAAAATCAATCGTGCGGCATCCTCTATGAACCAGCTTAGTAAAGCATTTGGAAATATTCAGGCTAGTAGTTCTGCTACTGCACAGATATCAGAACTGGCAAAAGGAATTTCACAGTTAGGTTATAAATCGTCAACTAAGGCTATAGAGAATATCCCTAAACTTGCTACAGCGATGCAGGGGCTTATGACAACGCTTTCCAAAGCACCGACAGTAAACAGAAACCTTATTGACATGACTAATGCGTTGGCGAAGTTGGCAAGAACAGGTGCTTCCAGTGGTCGTGCGGCTAATTCCCTTGCAAGTAGTCTGAATGTTTTTAGCAAGTCTGCTAAAAGTGCAAAGATAAACAGCTTTTCCCTTGCTTCTGCATTTGGAAAATTATATGCATCATACTGGCTATTGTTCAGAGCGTTCCATAAGCTGGGGGAAGCAATCGACATATCGTCCTCATTGACGGAAGTAGAAAACGTTGTAAGGACTACGTTTGGCAATTATGAAAAGATGATACAGGACTTTTCCAAGACATCCATACAGGATTTTGGTATGTCAGAGCTGACGGCAAAACAGGTAGCAAGCCGATTCCAAGCTATGGGCGTTGCCATGGGATTCTCACAAAAGAACATGGCGAATATGTCATTGGAATTAACAAAACTGACCGCAGACATGGCATCATTCTATGATATGTCACAGACGGATGTTGCAAGGAATTTACAAGCTATCTTTACTGGGGAAACCGAACCTTTAAGGAGATACGGTCTTGATCTAACACAGGCAACATTAAAGGAATGGGCGTTGAAACAGGGATTAGATGCTGATATTACATCTATGACACAGGCACAAAAGGCTATGTTGCGATACCAGTATGTCATGCAGAATACAGCCGCTGCACAGGGCGATTTTGCAAGGACGGCAGACACATGGCACAACCAAATTACAGTTCTTACGCAGTCATTCCAACAGTTGGCATCCATTATAGGCGGTGCTTTGATTAATGCATTTAAGCCATTTGTGCGCACTCTAAATCAAGTCATGCAATATGTAATTGCATTTGCAGAGACTGTTACAAATGCTTTAGGCTCAATATTCGGCTGGCAGTATGAGGTATCTGCTGGAGGTGTAGCCGAGGACTGGGCAGACGGCATGGAAGATTTTTCGGATGCTACTGGTGATGCGGCGAAGAACGCTAAAAAACTGAAAAATAATGTACTTGCTCTTGATGAATTAAACATTAACTCTGGAGATAATGATAAAAGTGGTAGCGGTACTTCTGGTGGAGCAAGCAAAGTTGATAAGACACAAGGCGGTCTTGTACAGGTTGATACCATTTTCAAGGGATATGAGAGTGGTATTAAGAGCTTAGAGGGATTAGGAAAGACCATTAATGCGGCTCTTAACAAGGCTATGGACAATGTGGACTGGAATAAAATCTATAAAAAGGCTGATAATTTTGGAAAAGGTCTTGCGAATTTCCTTAATGGTCTTATATCTCCCAGATTATTTAGTAATGTAGGAAAAACAATAGCAAATTCCTTAAATTCAGCATTACATTTCCTTGATTCATTTGGCACTACATTTGATTGGAGGAACTTTGGAGAATCATTAGCCGAGGGAGTAAACTCTTTCTTTAGAAATTTTGATTTTGGGTTACTGGCACATACTATCAATACATGGGCTAACGGCTTGTTAGATACCATGATTACGTACCTTAAAAAAGTAAAATGGTCTTATATTGGTTACAAAATAGGAGATTTTATATCGAAGATAGATTTTAAAGGAATTTTGTCTAAGGTAGGTCAAGTAATATGGCAGGCTATCAATGCCGCAATTGAAACCTATATAGGAATATTCAGCGCAGCACCTATTGAAACAGCAATTACAACATCTGTATTACTGTTGAAATTTACTGGTCTTGGTGCGTCTATAGCAGAAAAGCTAAAAGGTGTAATAAATACTGCGATTGCATCTGTATTAGAATCTGGCATTACATGGTCTATTGCAATTCCTCTTTCAATCACATTACTTGCTAATAAGTTGGATAGCACTTTTATAGACTTAGAGCTTGCTAAATTTGGAGAGGAACAGTCTAAAAAGTATGGAGATACTTTTAACAATATAGCAGAAAAAGCAAAAAACCTTACAGACAGAATAAGGGAAACAAATGAAGCATTTAGAGAACAGATAAATACAAAGGATGAAAATATTCTTTTTCTTGAAACACTTGCTGATAAATATGGAGCATTAAGCAGTAAGACAAATCTTACAGCAGACGAGCAAAAATTACTTACACAGTACACACAAGAACTTATTAGCAAAATGCCCGAACTGAATGAGTACTATGATTCAGAAAATGAAAAACTGACAATCACTACCGATAAGCTGAAAGAATTAATTACTCAAAAAGAAAAACAGATAAGACTTGAAGCTATTTCAGAGCAGTGGAAAGAAACATTAAAACAAGAAGCAGAAGCGCAGATGCAAGTCAAGGAAAACGCACATAATCTTTCTAAAGCACAAGAAGATTTAGCGTACTGGACAGGAATCTGCAATGATGAACTTGAAAAATCCGGTGGAAATGCTAATCTTGCGCCGTATCAAGACGAAGTTTCTAAAGCTTCACAGGCGGTAGAAGAATTTAGCAACGTACTTAAAGAAAATAAGCAACAGTTAGACCTTATTTCTGAACAATCTTCTTTTTATGAAGAAATGTACAACTCAATAAGCATTGGAGCAGAAGAAGCAAAAACTACAGCAAGAACCAATGGGCAGAATGTAGCAAGCGAATACGCAAGCGGAATTTCTGACAATGCTAGTATGTCTACAGAAGAGATAGACGCTATGGTAAACAATGCCACAACGCAGTTAGAGTCTATTAATAATACGGCATACGATAGTGGAAAGAATATGGTTTCGGAATATTCCCAAGGTGCAAAAGACGAATCAAATTCTACAGACTATTCAGAGCTGGGTGAAAACATAGTTGCTGGCATTACAGAGCCTATGGGAGATAGCAACTCAGAATTGACTATAGGTGATGTAGTAAGCAGATTTTTTGATAAATTTGTTGGGAAAATAAAAGATGTATTCGGTATTCATTCCCCTGCGGAAGAAATGAAACCATTAGGCGAAAATATCTTCTTAGGAATCATTGAGGGATTTACTTCTCTATTCGATACGTTTACAGAGAAGATTAACGAATTTTGGGAAAACTATGTTCTTCCATGGTTTACCGTTGAAAAGTGGACTGAACTGCTGGGGAATATCTTAGTAGCGGCGCAGACCAAATGGGATGAAATGGTGGAATGGTGGAATGGAACAGCACTGGTTACATGGTGGGAAGAAAGCGTTGTACCATGGTTCTCATTAGAAAAGTGGCTGGAAGTACTCAATAACGTAAAGGAATCGTTCAATACTAAGTGGACGGAGACATCTACTCAATGGGTAGCCAATCTTACTAAGTGGTGGACTGTTAATGTTGCGCCATGGTTTACTAAGAAGAAATGGGATGATGTTCTAAGCAAAGTACCAGTAGCATTTAAGGACGCTTTCAAGGCGGCGGCTAATGGTGCTATCGGATTCTTGAACGGTGTAATTGATGGTGTAGAAAGTCTTGTAAACCGTGCTATAGACGGATTGAAGAAGCTGGCAGAAGCGGCAAGCAAAATACCAGGGGTTAGCTTTAGTATTGATATACCTAACGTATCATTCCCACGCATACCTACATTCCAAACAGGTGGATTCCCAGAGGACGGACTTTTCATGGCTAACCATAACGAGCTTGTAGGACGGTTTTCTAACGGAAAGACAGCGGTTGCAAGTAATGAAATGATTGTGGCAGGAATTGAAGAAGCGGCATATAGAGGTTTCTCACGTGCGTATGAAGATAATAATAGAGAAGCTACATTGCTTTCTGAAATATTAGATGCAGTCAGAGAGGGTAAAGAAATCTCTATTGACGGAAGAAGCCTTGTTTCCGCTGTAGAAGAAAGAAGCAATAGAAACGGATTTAGTTTTGCATAAGTTATGTAAACTTTTGTAGAAATCCTCCTCTCATAAGTGGTATAATAAGCCAAAATGAGAGGGGGCTTTTACATGAATAAAGTAAAAACAGGTATAGGTATTGCACTGATAGCCATATTAATTATTGTATGCGCTAATTATTTAGATAACAGGGCAATAGCGAAAGAGCAAGAGGAATGGAAACAGGAACAGATTGAAAAGTACGGTAAAACGTTTGAACAGTCGGAAAAAGAAGCAAAACAGCTTACCCAAGAAATAGAAGAAACAAATCAAAGAGCAAGAGAAATGATGAAAAATTGGTAGGTGATTGCTATGGATAATATGGAGATTGAACAGAAACTTACAGAGCTGGAAAAACGTATTAAAAAGATTGAGTTTGAACAGTTGGACAGCGCAGGAGAATTTCAGAAGCTGGCGCAAGAAGTGATACAGGCAAGGGAAAGTAACAGCAAATTACTGGAATCCAAGTACAAATCAAACGATTTTCTCATGAAAGAGAATCAAAAATATGCTCATGTGGCAGACGATAGGTACATAGACGTAATCGACAAACTGAATAGCATAGAAGCAGAAATAAAAGAAATAAAGAAGAAAATTAAGTAGGGCGGCGTGTAACCGTCCTATTTTTATGCATAAAAAGTAGCGCCGTATTTTCGGCTCTATTAAAAAGAAATTAACAGCATCTACATAGCGTAGGTGTTTTTCTTTTACATAAATTTATAATTATGTAAACGTAATACATTGTACAATATACTTTGCAATAGCAATGAACAGGAGGTTGACAAATGGCAAAGGCAAATTTACCTGTCAATTTTAAGGATGATATACTGGATAAAAAAATGGGTGGTCGGCGCAGATACAGAATGACTACCAATTCAGACGGAACGGTGACACTGGAAGATGTAACAACGTATACACAGGTAGGTGGAGAATTCAAAGCATCTAACATAAATGACACGAACAAAGCTATCAATGCGGCGGCTGACAAGAATAAGATTCTGACTACACTGGATGATGTAAAAGCCTGTACACAGTCTGGTTACATGGTGGATTGCTTGGTAATAAAGGCAATGCTGGAGGGATAAGCTATGTCAATGAGTTCATTCTTAAATGTCAATGGGTATGATTTTCCTTGCCCTGCGGTTGGCTTCTCATGGACTATATCTACCACAGTAAATGCAGGAAGAAACGCAAACAATGCAGTTATCGGTCAGAGAGTCGGCAGAGATTTATACAAACTGGATAATCTGAAATGGGTAGGACTTACACCAGACCAGCGGCAGATGATGTTAAAAGCAATAGAACCGTTCTATGTTCCTGTTACATTTGAGGATATGAAGAATCCTGGAAACCCGATTACGATCACAATGTACCCGGGAGACAGAAAAGGCGTGCCACTATTTGTTGACCGACTTACAAACATGATAACCAAAGACGAAACATTGTCCTTTAACTTGATAGATTGTGGGTGGTAATTATGCAAAACGTTTCCAAGGCTTATAAGCAGTCCATGAAAGGAATAGGTCGCAACAGGGGTTATATCAAGGCTACGATAGGCGTTATTAATTCACAGGCACAGAAGAACGTAGAAGTAGACAGTCAGACAGCAGTTACCTATTTTGCGGATATCAAAAAGCCATTTAACAATTACACCGTAGATAATGTATATGCCACAGCAGAGCAGGACTTTTCCAAGGTAGACGGTACAATGTACTTTCTGCCACCAAAGAACAGTACATTGGATTTTTACAATAATGGAATTGTTACTGATAACCTTTTAGGTGCTGTGAAGATATCCTTTTCTGGAATCACAGGACTTGATATAAAAGGTCTTACGATAGACTTTGGGGAATATTACCCTGTAGACTTTACAATCCAAAATGACAGCGTTACACGCTCTTACAGAGGTAATGATAAAAGCTACTGGGTGACGGAAGATGTATTCAACGGTACTTCCTATCTGATTATCACTCCTACAAAAATGATAAATGGACAGGGCAGACTTAGGATATATCAGTTTTATTGCGGTATCGTCAACGCATTTAGCAATAAGGAAGTAAAAAAATACAGCGGTAAACAGTATGTATCTTCCATAACAGATACGATACCGTCTAACGATATATCACTGACGATAGACAATCAGAATCAATATTATTCTCCAGACAATCCAGACAGCGCACTTGCTTACATGGAGGTCGGACAGGAAGTAAAGATTCAATTCGGCTATGATGTGTTGGGAAATAACGAAATAGAATGGCTACCAGAGGAAACAACCTACCTTAAAACATGGTCGGCAACTGATACGGAAGCCAAGTTTACGGCAATTGACAGATTCGATTACATGACAGGTAAGTACTACCGTGGACTTTACAGGGAAACTGGAATAAGCCTATATGACCTTGCAATTGACGTTCTGAATGATGCAGGCATAACAGACGATAGAGAGTACTTCATAGACCCATATTTAAAGAATATCAAAGTACAGAATCCTATGCCAGCAGTAAAGCACAGCGAAGCACTACAGATAATCGCTAATGCCGGACGTTGTGTTTTATTTGAAGATAGAAACAGTAAAATCCATATGCAGGCTTCATTCATACCAGATATGACAGCATTATCCAACGGAGAGACAGCATACAGCCATGTATCTGATGTGCTGAATGGAGAAGATAAAGAAGCCTATGCAATATGCAGTTCCAATTTTTCTACAGTTGACGGAACTGTATTTTTTATGCCCCCTGACAGCAATTATCTAAAGACAGGATATATCAGTTCACAGATTGCAGATTCGGACGGTAATTTCAACGAGAATCCCAAAATCACAATTAATCTGGAAGCGGCATTTGTAGCATATGGATTGCAAGTGCAGTTTAGGAATGTTGCACCGAAGCAATTCAAGGTAACAACGTATTACCAAGATTTAGAGGTGGACAGCTACACGGTAGAACAGGGTGGGGAACTGGAATACACCACATTTGATCAATTCAATCTGTTTGACAAGATGGTATTAGAATTTACAAAAGCACAGCCGAACAGCAGAATCACAGTAGATAATATCACTGTTGGGGATGTCACTGACTACCATATCACAAGAAATGATATGACAGCCAGTCCTACAGCAGTAAGACAAAATAAAATCAAGGCTATCAGCGTAGTAAAGACACAGTATCGTGCGTCTAGTGAGAATAAGGATATTTCTACAGAAGAGATTACCATTAGTCCTGCTAACAATGTGCATACGGTTTACTTTCAAAATCCCTGTTACGGACTGACAGCAGTAATTGATAACGGAACAGATGACGGTGGAAATCCGATTCCAAGTTCTATATCGGTACAGATTACAGACAGTAGCAGTTATTATGCCACTCTACAGTTTAGCGGCATTACGGAAGAAACGATTGTTAAGTATGTAATTAAAGGATATGAGTACGTTACCGAGGAAATAGGCTACACGGTCACACATAATGACAATGGGGATATTAAGACATGGAAAAATCCGTTAATCAGTACTACAGAATTAGCCAAAGACCTAGAGGAATGGCTTGCAAGCTATTATTTAGGAGATGTGGATTATCAGATTAAATGGCGTGGAGACCCAAGGACAGATGCTAACGACTTATATTATATGGAATTAAAAGACCGTGGAGAAACCATGATAAGGACGTACCAAAATGAGATAACATTTAATGGCGCATGGTCGGGAACAATGAAAGCAAGAAAGGCGGTGCTGTAATTGGCAATAACTAAAGTAACAGCGGAGGTTGCTGATGATACAACCGATTTAAAACATAGCAATTCAACATATACTGGAAGCCTTACAGCACCTAAAGAATCAGGCGATTATCCTGTTACGGTGTCTGCCTATGATGATGCAGGAAATGTAACCATAGATAAATCAGCTGTAGCGGAAGTAAGCCTATGGCATACTCCTAAAACTAATTGGACTATAAATGACCGATTCAATTATGTGGACTATAACCGTATTAAGAACAATTTGACCTATCTGTATGAACTAGCACAGGAAGTATATAAGCAGTTTTCAATCGTGGATATGGGCGCAGATATTGAAGATTATACAGGATGGTTTACGTCGGCGGCTTTTAATGCTTTTGAAAGCAACCTTGAAACAATTAATAAGAACATATTCACGCAAGACTACGGCGTATCGCAAAGATTCTTCGACAACGGACAATTCATTAAATGGGATGAATTGAACCGAATAGAGTCGGCTACGTTACAAATGAATGACCTTTTGGAGAGACAGAAAGCCACTCTGCGGAAATTGCCATTCAGACTGGGCGCATTTAGGGAGGTAAGAATATAAATGGCTATATCAAGCGTACAAGCAACAATCAAAGGTACTACATACAATCTGACCCTGAATAGCTCTACTGGATTGTATGAAGCAAGTGTTATAGCACCAATTACAAGTTCATACAATAATAACAGCGGTCATTACTTCCCTGTAACGATTAAGGCTACAGACAGTGCAGGAAACAGTACCACGATCAACGATACTAACGCAACACTTGGCAATAAACTGAAATTACAGGTAAAAGAAACCACTGCACCAGCCATTGTAATTAGTTCACCTACAGAAAGCCAAGTAACTAATAACACAAAGCCTACAGTTAATTTCACGGTTACAGATGCAGATAGCGGTGTTAATCCTAACAGTATCAGCATTACAGTTGACAGTGGAAGTGCTGTGACAAGTGGAATTACTAAGACAGCAATAACAAATGGATATTCATGCTCTTATGCAATCCCTACGGCTCTTACAGACGGAAACCACACTATTAAGGTAAATGCCAAGGACAATGACGGAAATGCCGCCACACAGCGTACAGTAACGTTTAAAGTAGATGCAACGCCACCTACCTTATCTGTATCTGCACCGACTAATAATCTTGTTACCAATAACGCATCTTGTGTATTAACAGGCAAGACCAGTGATGTTACAGCAGGAGTCAAATCAGTTACAGTTAGTATAAATGGCGGTACAGCTACTAATGTCACAGTAGATTCAAGCGGTAATTTTAACACAACAATTACTCTTGCAGAGGGAGCGAATACAATTGTTATTACTGCCACAGATAACGGTGGTCTTTCTTCCAGTGTTACAAGGATTGTGACGTTAGATACAGAAGCACCTGTTATTAATTCTGTAGAAATCATCCCTAACCCAGTAAGCACAGGAGAAGTATTTACAGTAACCGTTAAGGCTACAGACTAGGAGTTGCTTATGGGCGTAGTAATAACAAATGTTACAATTTCCAAGAATCCAGTAAATACAAAGGAAACATTTAAAATATCTGTTGCTGTCAAGGAAACAGTGACCGAACCTACAATGTATAGATTGCCCATGAGATTAGGACAAGACAAGGGAGGTATAAAATAATGGCAAAGGCAAATTTACCTGTCAATTTTAAGGACGATATATTGAAAGAAAACATGAACGGCAAGCGTAGATTCAACATGATTCAGAACAGTGATGGTACAGTCAGTTTTGAAGATGTGACAGAATATACACAGGTTGGTAGCACATTCGGAGCGGCACAGATAAATGCTACAAATGAAGCTGTAAATAATGCGGCAGATGCAAGCAAAATCATTGACAGTTTAGAAACAATCAAGGCAAATACGCAGTCTGGATATATTGCTGGGGCATTGGCAGTTAAGGCATTAAGTAGTAATTTAGGTAGTAACCGTTTACTATATGTTGCAAACTTGAATGCTAGTGGTCTTTCTACCACTGATATGTTTAGTACTATTGCAACAGATCCAAATGATATTATTACACTATCAGATAAAAATATTGTAATCAATCAAAGTGGTTCTTTAAAAATTGTAATAAGTGGCAATGGCAATGTCACAAGTGGAAATGCAGCAATAAAAATAAATGGTAGTCTTGTACTATCTGTATCAGGAACATCTGCTAATAATAGCAAAACTATTAATGTATCTAAAGGAGATATAATTACTGGTTCATGTTATGCAGGCTCTTATGGTGGATATATGAACAATAGAATAACAATGTATTATGAACCTTAAACTAATAATTTTAATGTTTGTTTTAGATATGAAATTGAATTAACCTCTTGCTACAACAAAGATACTTTTTGAAGACGAAATTCCAAACTTAAAACCGTCTTCTGTTATTTCTTCTATCAAGCCGCTTTTATTTGTACCGTAGTTAAGCTTATAACTGATAGGCTTTGGGTCGGAAGTCGTCAACGGATACAAATATTGATTATTGGAATCTTCTTCTGTATTAACATATATTACTTGTGTTTGCAAACAAACAATAATTATTTTATTAATTTTAAAACCTTGCCATATTGATTCGTAGTTGTTCTATTTATTGTTGCTGTTCCATTGTTAATCAAGCTGAATGCGATAAACATATTTTCATAATAGCCTAACATGTTTATACCTTTACGTTCAGATTCGTAATGAATAACACAACCTTGTGCATTAGTAATTGCAGTAAATCCCCTATTATCACTTAAATTGCATGAAACAAATAAATCTTTATCATTATTGCTATAAGATACAGTATCTGATACTGTTTCACAATTTGAATACTTACCATCAATTAAAAGATAAGCAAAACAAGCATTTTTAGTACTATACGAAAAATTCATTGTGATAGTTTGTCCTGTAGATTTGTATAGCCTATATTTACTGTCAAAATAAACGCCATATCTATCGCCAACAACTGTTTTTATTAAAGAAGCACCAGAAACCGATAAGCTTTCTTTACCTCTGTAATCTTCTATTGTAAAAATTAATATAGTCCATTCTGAGGATTTGAAATTAGAAGGCTTATTAACTGTAATTGTGCCACCAGTTGTATCCATAAATGTATCAGACACACAATTAATTTTGTTACTTAAATTACTATTTAATTCATAAAAGAAAGGAGGTATCGCACATGGCATACCTAAAATTTTTAGATTCCCAAAAAATAATTCAGTGTACCGTTGTACCAGAATCAGAACACGTAGTAACACTGAAATTCCATGATGCAGTTACCGTAGATAAAAGCGGTTTTGATTTGTTCCTTGATGAACAAGGAGAGCTGGACATTGGCGGTGATTCTTACCACAGCTATAATACTGTATACAGGAATGACGATACAACCGCAGAATATAACGGATATCAGCTTTCTAATGATGGTTCTGTTTATAAGAAACAGCCACAGCCAACGCCTGTTGAACCGACACTTGATGAACTGAAAGAGCAGAAGATTGCAGAAATGAACACTGCACAGCAGGAATCAATACAGAACGGTGTTGATGTTACATTATCAAACGGAACAGTTGAACATTTTACGTTGACAGATCACGACCAAACAAGCCTTATGGGATTGCAGACTAAGGTTGCACAGGGAGAAACGCAGATACCGTGGCATACTTCGGATGTGACCAAACCATGTAAATACTACAGTAACACGGACATGGGATTGATTACGGAGACAGCTATGCAGGCGGTTACATTTGCGGTCACGTATTTCAGGGATTTGCGCATCTATATCAATTCCTTAGAAGATTCTACATCCGTCCAAAACGTAACCTATGGCATGACAATTCCTAAAGAATACCGTTCAGAGGTGCTTGCGGATATCTACGCAAGCAAAGGTATTGCGTAAGGTTATTAAGCCACTTATCCTATTTGCGATAGGTGGCTTTCTCTACGTAATGATTGAACTGCTGTACCGTGGTCGTAGCCATTGGACAATGCTCTTGTTAGGCGGTCTATGCTTCCTGTATGCAGGAGAACAGAACGAACATACAGACTGGAATTGCCCACTTGTTTTACAGTCTGTCAGGGTAGCTTTGGTTATTACCCTGTTAGAGTTCCTATGCGGTCTTATTGTAAATATATGGTTAGGGTGGAATGTATGGGATTACAGCAATATGCCATTTAACCTGTTAGGGCAGATATGCCTACCATTCAGCCTGTTATGGATAATTGTAGGAACGCTTGCGATTATCCTGGACGATTATTTGCGGTACTGGATATTCAAAGAAGAAAAGCCACACTACAGATTGCTGTAATTTGTCGAATTTTACCGCAGAATATGTCGAACGTATTTTCTTGAATCCTTGCATTTATAGACGTACAATAAACTTGTCCACAATAATGTGGTTCTTCAAGTTCTGGTCCGGGCGGTATGTTAGTGGCATTTCATGCCGCCCGAATTACCAAAAGTTGCAAACAGACGTTTGATTTATTTGTTGACATATGCAAACATACATTCTATAATTAGTACAAACATTATAGAGAGGATGATTGCATGAGAGGGTTACATAGTTGCAGAGAGGGCAAGGATATGGCAGGGGATAATTTTAATGAAAAACAGTATTACAAAGGTAAAATAACAGAAATTATAAACAAATGTGAAAATTTGAATTATTTAGAAATTGCATACGAATTTCTGAAAAGATTGACATCAGACAAAAAAGACTAGGGCTTGCGCATTGCCCTAGTCTTTTTTTATTTCTCAGAAATCATGTCAATTAGTAGTTCCAATTTAGCCCAACCGTCTGAATCAAGTCTTGCAAGAGCTGATATAAGTCTCTTCTTAAAATCAGTATCTTCCATATTTTCAACATCACCTAATAAATGTGCAATCTCAATGGACTTTTTAGGTTTAATAAACATTTCTCCAATTCCATCTCTAAACCAAGATTCATTAATTTTATTGCCGTTCCATGTTTCTAAACAAACAATTTTATAAATCTTATCGGTTACTGGTCTATCTCCCTTTTCCATCTGTGAAAGATAAGTTTGCGCTACACCTATTTTTTCTCCAAATTCAGTCTGATTCATATCCAATGCTGCTCTAAGTTGTTTCATTCTTTCGTTTATGCTTTCCATTTTTTAATCACCTCCTTGAAATTATATTATCATAAAAATATCACAAATGCAATAATTTTATATTGACTTAATATCACCAATGTGATAACATAATATTGCAAACGAAATAAAGCAAAGGAGGTGAAAAAAATAAGATGTTGCATTACAGCATCCTAGATGCGATACCAATAACCATATTCGTCGTGGTCGCATGCTTAATGTCATATTGGCATGGAAAATCAGAACATGGTCTTGGAATCCCAGGGGTTATTTTTACTATAGTTTTGGGAGCATTAGGGCAGATTCTTGCAGGATTTTTCCCAATGATACTGCCGTAGAGAATAGTAGTTTTTCTGATTCGCCTTTGTTGCGATTTACAACGGATTCATTCAGCTTTTTGAATTGTTCCCAATATTCTTCTGGAGTATAGAGGAAAAGCTGATTGTAATATCGCATGTATTCTACTTTTTCTGATTGGTAATCTGCTACGACTTGTTTGGAAGCCGATTCTAAAAAAGAACTAAATACGGATTCTTGTTTCTGATAATAGGAAAGTTGCTTTTGATAATATAATTCAAGCTTTCGTATTTTTGAGTTGTGATAGTTATTTAGCATCGTGACAATGACTGGTGAAATGATGGCTACTATAAGTGTTATGCCAGAGACCACGTAAGACCAATTAAAATTATTTGAGTTTAACATGAATAACCTCCCAAAATTATATTTTACTAATTATACCACAGAAAGGAAGTGAATTGAATGAGTGAAAAGGAAAAGCAGATTGTTGAGAAGTTAAAAGATGCTATTCCTAAAATGTCGGACTTCGACAAGGGATATATCTTAGGAAAAGTAGAGAACATGGCAGAAAATTCTGCGAAAAAAGAGGTTTCCGAAAGCAAAGAATAGTAGGTTTACAATTTGTTAAAATTGTTCCTGCATTTTACAAAATTTTATTTTTAGGAAAGGAGAAGAATTGAACGAATTAATTCACATTGGAAATGCTGATATTTCCATAAAAGAATATAAGGGTCAGAGAGTAGTTACATTTAAGGACATTGACATGGTTCACGAAAGACCGGACGGAACAGCGAAAAGAAATTTTAATACGAACAAAGCACGCTTTGTTGAGGGAGAAGATTACTTCATTGTAAGCGCGGACGAAATTCGTACAAGCCGCATGTTCCCTATATCTGACAAGGATTTTATGAGCAAAGCACTAATTACCGAACAGGGTTATCTGATGTTAGTAAAGTCATTCACGGATGATTTGGCGTGGGAAGTACAAAGAAAATTAGTTTCTTCTTATTTCAATGTACATCAAAGCGTCAACAATCAGTTATCTCCAGAATTGCAAGCATTGCAAGGACTTCTTAATCAGATGGTTCAAAAAGAACTTGCTGACAAGGAGAGAGACAGACAGATCGCCAAGGCACAGGAAACAGCACAGAAAGCCATTGAGACAACTGAACATATCAAAGAAGCAGTAAAACCTGTTCTCGATAATTGGCGTGATGAAATCAATGTTAAATTTAATCGTATTCAGAAAAGTGCATCTACACCATTTAATCTTTTACGTACAGAAATGTATTGCGAATTGGAACGTAGAGCAGGATGCGATTTGTCTACCAGATTAAGAAACCGTAAACAGCGCATGACCGATAATGGATGCACGAAAACAGAAATTAATAAGTTGAATCGCATGGATGTAATTGAGGAAGATAAGAAATTACGTGAGATATTTACAAAAATTGTTTCAGAGTATGAAATTGAGTACTGCGCTTTCAAATAAGAAAAAGGAGGGATATTAATGAAGAATATAAGTACTAAAACATTATGCAGAATATCTATAGGTTTATCAATATACTCTATTATCATCAACGTATTAGCACATTGGGGATGAATCATGAAAGTTTAAGATTTAATCAAACAGCTTACTCGATTCCCTGCTGATGCGGAAGTGATGTTTGATGCAAGGATTGAGACAGACGTAAAAGTAAAGGAACTAATTGAAGCGATAGATACAGAATCTATTTATGCAGATGTTGAAGTTGAAGAAGAAGTTTCTATTACCGACATTGACTGGCTGAATAAAGATGTTTTGATAAAACTGGAAAAGTGAGGTTTGAGGTATGAAGAACAGAGAAAAATATGCTAAGGAAATTATTGATATTGCTATCGACAAAGGACATATTGCTGTGAGTAAAGAAAACAAAGTAGTCTGCTGTGAAGAAATAAGTTGCATAGATTGTATTTTTGACAAAATGACAGGGAATTGTTCAAAATTAAATAAAGAATGGGCAGAAAAGGAATATGAAGAACCGCCTGTTGATTGAAGCAAAATACCTGTTGATGCGCCGATTTTAGTAAGAGATTGCGAAGAAGAAGTGTGGGAAAAAAGACATTTTGCAAAATACGAGAACGGAATAGTGTACACATGGCGTTCAGGAAAAACATCTTGGAGCACATACAATGGTAGCATGACCAGTTGGAAAATGGCTAAGTTAGCAGAAGAGGTGGAATCATGATTATAGCAAATGATTCAAAAGTGGATTTCATCGGCGAAGATACAGAAATGTGCCTTGACCTTGCAAATATCATCCGAGCTTTACGGTTCAGATTTGAACAGCACTTTGACGAGGAGACAGCAGAAATGCTGATCGCACAGTCTGTAGAGGATTCCCGAAGAAAAGAATCAGAGGTAATAGAGGATATGAAGCAGTTTCAGAAATCGGCTTCAAGAGGACTGACAAAAGCAATGCTATTTTAAATAAGAAGAAAGGAAAACGGATATGGGAGATTTTACAATTGCAGAAGTAGAAAAAATGTGTGAGGACTTAGGTGTTGGAGTCTTGATCAATGACGGTCATGTAGTCGGATTTGAAGTAGAAGAGGAATAGCCATGGATAACAGGCTAAGAAAAATTGAGAATGCCTTGATATCTATGGGAATAGAACCCAGTATGCGTGGATTCTACTATATCGTGGAACTGACTGTAGGAAAGATAATAAATCCGACAAAGAAACTACAGGATATGTATGACGAAATTGCATCTGAACATGGAATTACAGGCGGTTCAGTTCATAAAGTTGTAACACGCACAGTAGAACTTGCGGACTCAAGAACTCCTACCTACAAAAAGTATATCGGGAGTGAGTTCAAAACGAACAGCGGTTTTGTTTCCTTACTGGCATTCAACATCAGAAGGGAGCTGGAAGATGAACAGGATAACGCTATGCGGCAGGATGAATGAAAAACCTACATACAGCCACACGGTAGGTAAAATCAGATTCTACAGCTTTCATATGATTGTAAGACGACTAAGCGGATATGAGGACATTATTCCATGTATCGCAGAACAGGGGATTGCAAATCAGATTCAAAACGGAACGGTGCATAAAATAACAGGTGCTATCCATAGTAGACAGGTGTTTGACGGAAAACGGACGCACTTAGAGTTATTTGTCCATGTAGAATCTATATCAATGGTATTTGAAGCAGATGGAAACCACACAGAAATAACAGGTGTTATCGTCAAAAAACCAGTGTTCAGGCAGACCCAAAGCGGAAGATATATAGCAGAGTTGCTAGTGGTATCTTCCAGGAAGAATAGAAAAACGGATTGCATACCGTGTATTGTGTGGTCAGTAAATGCTTTATTTGCAAAGAATTTAGCAACAGGTCAGACAGTTACTATAAAAGGAAGATTCCAGTCAAGGCAGTATGAGAAAGACGGACGGACTAAGGCAGTTTACGAACTGTCTGGAAACGAATTGAAGTTAGGAGTGAGAACGTGGAAGATTTGATTAAAAGTAAATCCTGCGATACGGTCACTATTTCGCAGGAACGGTATGAGCAGTTAGTTGCTTTAGAGAGCAGAGTTGATGCAGCGGTTGACTATATCGTTAATACGGACTTTTGCAACGTAAAGACCGCATTAAGAATCATGGGATTTTATAAAGAAGCAAACAAGCAGGCAGAGAAAGAAAAGAAACTGTTTGATTCATCAGAAGGAAAGGAGTTTGACGATGTGTAAGGTAATTAGATTAAAGAAGCTGATTCTTGAAAATTTCATGATGTATTCACAGGCAGAATTTGATTTCTCGGAACTGACAAGAATTATGGGGAAGAATGGCAAGGGCAAGTCCAGTATTGTGAATGCCTACACATGGCTGCTTTTCAACTGTGACTATGAATTAAATGACAATCCAGCGGTTAGAAGAACAGTTGACGGCAAGAACGTAGACGATATGGACACAGCAGTCACAGCAGTGCTGGATATTGACGGTAAGGAAGTTACGGCTAAGAAAGTGCAGAAGCGTACATATGGTGAAGCAGTAAAAAATGGTATTGTTGTTGAAACCGTAAGCGATACTAATTCATACTACATTAACAGCGTTCCAAAAACATTAAAGGCGTTTAATGAGTACTTTGATGTAAATATGAAGCTGTTTAAAATGTGTAGCAATATCAATGCTTTTATCAACCAGAAACCTACGGAAATGAGAGAATTTTTGTTCCAATTTGTCGGTAAAATATCAGACATTGATTTTGCAAGTAGTAATTCTGAATTACATGAACTTGTTCCTTTGCTTGAAAAATACAAAGCAGATGAAATTCGGGCTATGAATCAGAAAGTAAAGAGTGATTACAACACAAATTCTAAAATTTTGGACGGTCAGATCAAGGAAAAAGAAAGAGATATTCAGATTAAATCCGACATTGACACAGCAGAACTTGTCTTACAGAAAAATGCATTACAGGAACAGCTTGAACAGAATCTTTACAAGCAGAACGGGAATGAAAACTTACTGGCAGAGTATGATAAGGCTACACAGGATATCATGCAGTTGCAAATGAAGCTGTCTGAAATGCAGAATACGGCTAACAGTGAATTAGAAGTACAAAGGGCAGAACTTAGGGCAACCATGATGAACAAGAGCGTTGAAATTAACAGTCTGAAATCCAGTATCAGGCTTGCAGAGAATGAAATTTCCAACAGCCATAAGAAGATTACAGAACTGACAGAGGAAAAGGCAAGACTGTGGAATACATGGAAAACTATCAAGGCAGAGAAATTTGACTCCAATACAGCTATCTGCCCTACCTGTCACAGAGAGTTGCCGGAAGAAGATGTTAAGAATCTCATGGAAACCTTTGAAAAGTCAAAAACTGATAGAATCGGTAAAATTGAGACGGACGGATTCAAGGTTAAAGGAGAAATTGAAAAAGAACAGAAGTTATTAAAAGATAAAGAACAGTCGTTATCTAATTTAAACGAAAATTTGAACACTGTAAATAAAGAATACGCAGAAATGACTGCAAAGGTAGAATCTATCCCACAGTATGTTGATATCCACGACAGGGAAGATTATAAGTCTGTACAGGCTGAAATTGTCCGTAAGGAAGAATTATTGAAGCAGTCAACGTCACTTTCAGATATTAAGAAATCTTTGAAACTGGAAGAATCTGAAATCAGATCGCAGTTAGTAGAGGTTGAAAAGAAAATAGCTTCTACAAATACGGAATCTGATGAAATAAGACTGGAAGAACTTAGAAATCAGAAAACAGACTTGGAACAGGCGAAAACGGATGCGGAGAAAATACTTGCACTGTTAGACCAGTTAGACAGAGCAAAGAATGAAGCTTTGACAGATGCGGTCAATAGCCACTTCTCATTAGTTAAATGGCAGTTATTTGACACAGCAAAGAACGGTAATTATAAATCCGTTTGCATACCTACTGTAGAGGGTAAATCAATTCTTACCACCATGAGCAACAAGGGCAACAGGATTTTGGGAAGAGTGGATATCTGCAATTCAATTCAGAAAATGTGTGGAATCAGCACGCCAGTATTTCTTGATGATTCGGAGTCACTTGACGATTATAACCAGGCAAAGGTTGCTGAAATGGTTGATTCACAGTTGATTATGCTGATTGTAAATGAAAATGAGAGGTTAGAGGTGGGTTAAATGGAAAGACTTACAGACAGCAAAAGAAATTCTGACGGTACAGCATCTTCTAAAGAATCGCTTATAGACATAGAGCATGACAGACCTAGTGCGTATTGTGGTGAGATTCTTACCAAACTGGCAGATTATGAGGACTTAGAGGAACAGGGCAGACTGTTAGATCTTCCATGCAAAATTGGAGACAGGCTGTATTGGATTGATTATGAGGACGATGACGGGAACGAAGGACTTTGCATTAAACAGTACAATGAGGACGAAAAAGTACAAGCTATTGGAATTGACAAAGACGGTGACATATTTGTAATGCTTGGAATTGATAAATTTTTTACGGCTCCAGATACAATCGGTTCTCAATATGCACTTCTTACACTGGAAGACGCAAATAAGATGTTAGCAGAAATGAAGAAGAATGAAAGTGAGGAATGAAAATGAGCATTAAGTCTTACAAAGGTTTTAAAAAAGACATGACTTGCAAAGGATTCCAATACGAAGAGGGAAAAGAATATGAGACAGAAAAGGCAGAATGTTGCGAAACTGGATTTCACGCTTGCGAATATCCGTTAGACTGCTTTAGTTATTATTCGCCGAATGAGAGCGTATTCCACGAAGTTGAACAAGATGGAGAATTAGATAGAGGAGGTGGTAATACCAAGGTTGCTTCAACCAAGATAAAAATAGGAGCAAGTATTAACATTGCAGGAATTGTCAAGGCGGCTATTGAGTATACAACACAAAGAGCGAAGAAAGAAAACGGCAGTGATGAAGACTGCGGTGCATCATCGGCTACAGGCAACTACGGTGCATCATCGGCTACAGGCAACTACGGTGCATCATCGGCTACAGGCGACTGCGGTGCATCATCGGCTACAGGCTACAAAGGTGCATCATCGGCTACAGGCGACTACGGTGCATCATCGGCTACAGGCGACTACGGTGCATCATCGGCTACAGGCTACAAAGGTGCATCATCGGCTACAGGCTACAAA